TAGAAATTATTGACTCGGTTGATGAAATTGATCGCAGCGGGAATACAGATATAGCTGTTGCGGATCAAGAGGATTTCGATATAGAGATTGTTGGTAGGCCAAGCAAATTAACCGATGACACAGTAAGGAAATTATCCTCTGGCTTGAAAATGGGTTTAAGTCAGAAAAAAGCAGCAGATTTTGCTGGAATATCAGAAACTACTTTTTATAGGTGGCAAAGAGAGTTCCAGAAGATCGATAAGGCTTGTTTAGGTAACCCAGATCGTATAAATAACGCTGATGATCTCAATTTATGGGAGTTTTGGCAGTCCTTAAAAAAGGCAAAGATCGAGGGTGAGCTTTCCCATATAGCTGTAATCACAGAGGCAGCGAATAATGGAGTATGGCAGGCTAGTGCTTGGTTCTTAGAGCGATCTAATCCACAAGATTGGGGTAAAGACAAGCGAGAACTTGAAGCTCATTCAGAGGGTAAGACAATAGAATTTAATATTAAATACAGTTCATAAGTTTTCCGATATCGGAAAAGTGTTACACAAGACAAAAACCCTCCATTGCTGGAGGGCTTGTTGCCAGTAATACGAAAAAAAGGAGTCGTCCTGTGGTCTAGAAAGACCGAAGAGGACTCTTTTGATTCAGTACTTATTTAACCATAAGTAGATTTATATGCAACAATATATTAAAATATTTTTATGACGGTAATACCTTTTCCTGATAAAAAATACAACATTATTTACGCAGATCCTCCCTGGTCATTTAAGAACTTTAGTAAAAAAGGCGAGGGTAGAAATCCTAATCAGCATTATGCAACACAAGATCTGAACTGGATCAAGTCTTTACCTGTAAATGACATAGCTGATAAAGATTGTGTTTTATTTTTATGGGTAGTGAACCACTCTTTACCACAGGCATTTGAAGTTATTGAAAGCTGGGGGTTTACTTACAAGACAGTAGCTTTCAACTGGGTTAAAAAAAATATGAAATCTGAGGGATTTTTCACTGGTTTAGGATATTGGACAAGAGGAAATCCAGAAATATGTTTATTAGCAACAAAAGGTAAACCAAGTAGAGTTTCTAAAGCTGTGAAAGAATTAGTAATAGAGCCTAGATCTAAACACAGCAAAAAACCAGACAGAATTAGAGATGATATTATTGACTTGTGTGGTGATCTCCCTAGAATTGAATTGTTTGCAAGGAATACGACTAAAGGATGGGATGTATGGGGGAATCAGATTTAATACCTTTTCCAGAGAAAAAATATAATATTATTTATGCCGATCCACCGTGGTCTTATGATTCAGGTTTTCTTAAAAGAAATTGGGACGGTAAGTACAATCAGATGAAACCACAGGAGATCTATGATCTACCAGTGCAAGATATAGCAGACGATAATTGTATTTTGTTTATGTGGATCACTTATCCTAAATTACTTATAGGTTTACAAGCTATGGAAAGTTGGGGATTCAAGTATCGCAGTGCAGCGTTTACTTGGGTTAAAAGGAATAAGAAAGCAGACACTTGGTTTTGGGGTATGGGACATTGGACTAGAGCTAATGCTGAGGTCTGCTTTCTAGGTGTAAAAGGAAAACCTCAAAGAGAAAGTGCTAGTGTTCACTCAATCGTTGATGAAAGAATACAAGAACACTCAAAAAAACCAGATGTAGTTAGAAATAAAATTGTAGAGCTTTGTGGAGATCTACCTCGTATAGAATTATTTGCAAGACAAAAAGTAGAGGGTTGGGATAGTTGGGGAAATGAAATTATTTAATGGTGATTGTTTAGAAGTTATGAAAGAGTTACCAGATAACTCTATTGATTTAATTGTTACAAGTCCACCTTATGAAGATATTTCTGGTGCAGGATATCAAGCTAGTAACAAAGATATTCTATTTTTAAAGCTGTACTCAGAATTTATAGATCAAGTCTTTGAACAATACGCCAGGATCTTAAAACCTAACGGCCAGTTGTTTTTTAATATTAAAAGCAAAACAGCGCAAAAAAAATTAAGGACACCTCATTGGTTAGAATTTACAAATGCTTTTCAACAGCTTGATTTCAAAAGTTACATTATTTGGAAATATGCTGGTAGCTTTGATAGTTCCAAAGCTAGATTCCATTTAGATTACGAAATTATATATCACCTTGCAAAAGGAGATGATATTTATTTAAACAGTGATTGTGGTATAGATGATCCATTAACTTCTGTATGGTATGTACCACACAATATACCAAAAGCAGAAAGAATACACCCTACACAAATGCCATTAGCTCTGGCAGACAGAATATTAAAAATTGCCTCAAAACCAAACGATGTTGTTTTAGATAATTTTATGGGAAGTGGAACTACTGGTGTCGCTTGTATAAAAAACAATGTAGATTTTATTGGAATTGAATTAAACAACGATAATTACAAATTAGCAAAGGAGAGAATTGAAGCTATTTAATGGCGATTGTTTAGAGTTTATGGAAACTTTAGATCATTCTTCTGTTGATCTTATCTTATGTGATCTTCCCTATGGATTAATGAAAGATATAGGCAAAGATGATGGTAGATACACTAATGGTATGCTTGGAAAGTTTGATTGGGACAGCTCAATAGATTTAGACAAGTTTTTTCTGATGTCGGAAAGATTACTAAGGGAATCAGGTAGATTAATACTTTTTGGAGTACAACCGTTTACAACAAACCTTATAAATCATAGTTCTTATAATTTAAACTTTTCTTACACAATGATCTGGGAAAAGGATCACTTTGCAAACGCTTTTCAGGCTAAGAGAGCGCCTCTTAACTATTTTGAAGATATTATTGTTTTTACAAAAAGATACGACACCATGAACAATAATCCATTGCGACAATATTTTTCTTGGTTACAAAAACATATAGGTTGGAGTAAAGCAAAATTAATTTTAGAATTTGGACAAAGAATAGACCATACCTTTAGAACAGAAAGCACACAGTTCAAATTATGCACCGAAGAGGCTTATAACGATCTCATTGAAAGATTCAACCTTGAAAATAACGAAAAATTTATTCCTTATAAAGAATTAAAAAAAATAAACAACAAGCATTTACAAACATTTAATTTAAAAAAAGGCGAAAAAATAAAAAGCAACATATTGAAATATCCTAGAGATGAGGAAAAAATACACCCAACACAGAAACCTGTTGATCTTTTAAAGGATATTATTTACAGCTTTACCAACAAAGGAGATCTTGTTGCAGATTTTACAATGGGTAGTGGCAGTACTGGAGTTGCAGCATTAGAATTAAAAAGAAATTTTATAGGATCCGAGTTAGATCCAGAGTTTTACGAAAAAGCAAAGGAACGAATTGATAACATTATTTCAAGGTGACGCTTTAGAAATATTAAAAGAAATGCAAGATGACTATGTAGATCATGTTTTTACTAGTCCACCATACAATATTGGCAGAAGTAGATCTATACAATCAAAAGCAAAAGGTAAATATGAACATTTTGAAGATAGTAATGAAAACTATTTTGATTGGTGTACAAAAATCATTGACCAGCTTTTAAGAGTTTCTAGTGGGTATGTTTTTTGGAATATACAAGCAAACTCACAAAATAAAAAAGATGTTTTTAAACTAATAGGTCATTATGCAGATATTTTAGAACAAAACTTTATTTGGTATAAGCCTAATGCAACACCTAGTTCAAAACAATATTATGTTTCAAATGTAGTTGAATATATTTTATGTTTTTCTAAATCTAAGGTAAAAGGAAATAAACATTTTTTAAGAAATCATGTTGAAATAAATAAAGGAACTAAGTATATAAAAAACTTAAATGCACAAATGCCTCTTTCTTTAGCTGATCATTTTATTAAAAATTACACACAAAAGGGTGAAATTGTACTAGATCCTTTCTTAGGTAGTGGAACAACTGGAGTAGTTTGCATGAATAGACAAAGAAGTTTTATTGGTATAGAATTAGTACCAGAATATTTAGAAATAGCAAAAGAAAGAATCAAATGAGACTTGGCAGCATGTTTGCAGGTATTGGTGGTATAGAACTTGGCTTAGTTAGATCAGGACTTGTTACTGATGTCAAATGGCAAATAGATAACGATGAATTTTGTACAAAAATATTAAAAAAAAATTTTCCTGATAGTTTAGTTTTAAACAAAAATGTTGAGGAAATAAACACAAAAGATTTACCAGAGGTAGATATTATCACAGCAGGTTTTCCTTGCCAGCCAGTAAGCGTGGCAGGAAACCAGAAAGGAGTATTAGATGAAAGATGGTTATGGGATGAAGTCGAAAGATTTATTAATGAGTTACGACCACCAGTCTTCATGTTGGAAAATGTCCCCAACATCCTCAGAGCAAGCAACGGAGAAGCCATTAATCGTGTCCTCAAAGGTGTGGCCGAAATGCGCCATTATAGATTTGAATGGCAACTTATATCAGCAAAGTTCGTTGGAGCAAGGCACAAAAGACAAAGATGGGTGGGAGTTGGAATCGTGGGAGACACCGAACACTATGGATCACTTGCCAGCGAGATCAGGGGACGCTTTGGAGAGAGCCTTGTATCGTGGAGATCCAGAGAGGAAGAGCAAAAGAAAATCTACTGGCAACTTGCGAGAGAATCCGAAAATTTGGTTAACACCCACAACAATGGATCAGAAAGAGGACAGCCTGAAACACGCAACGAAACTCATGCAGGGGAAAACACGCAGAGCGACAGGTCACAGAATACAGAGAACTTTGAGCGATCAAGTCTGGATGGACATGATAGAAAAGGATCCGAGCCTAATGGAGTATTACCAGGATCACGAGATAGTGAAACGACCAATGCTTCCAGATCAAATGGAGTTCGTGGAATATCTGAGGAGTCAGACATCAGCAACCAAACTTCAGAAATTGACAGGAATAAAGAAATCAACAGTGGATCATTGGTTCAGGAAAGACAAATACTTCAGTCATCCAACAGTGGATCAATGGATTCAGATCAAACCTCATCTACAGGAGATCAAATACGACAAGGAATTGATGACAGTGGAAGTGATGGAGTGGAAAACCAAAGAGGAAATGGAGATGTGGCCGACACCATCGACACAGGACAACGAACACAAGAATTTGGAACTGAACGACAAGGGCAGGAGAGTAGCGAAAAGTGGGGGCGAGAGCAGATCCCTCAATCTAGCAGACAAAGTGCAAGTGAGGGAAAAGGAAACTTTTTCGACACCAGCAGCAAGTCAAGCCTCAAAGCCAGTCAATCGCCATACCCCATCAGCGAGAGCAGGGAAACACGGCTCTACTTTGGAACAGGACATTGGGGAACGAGATCCAACATTGATTGGCAAGCGCCTCAACCCAGCATGGGTGAACAGACTTATGGGTTACCCAGATGGTTGGCTGAACTTGGACTAACTAACGATTGGGGAATTGATAGCGAGTGGGAAAAAGGACAAGAAAGAGTAGCTGAACGCAAAGATAATGATGTTGACAGACTTAAAGCTCTAGGAAATGGCGTAGTGCCACAATTCTCTGAGCTTGTAGGTCGATTAATCATCAGATCCATGATTGCAGAAACTTTAGTCTTTGATCCAGAAATCGTTAAGGTAGATCGTCCTCAGTAAGTTTAAAGTTAATAGCATGAAAATTAGCGTGTGATGAAACTTGCCTTATTCTTTTGTGTTTCTTTACTTTACCCCATTTGGCTTCATACAGAGATTTACCATCTGTCATTCCTACTGCCATTTGAGTTAAGTAATCTTTTATATCTAACATAAGTTTTCCATAATAGAACATTTGTTCGATTTATAAAAACAATTTATGTTAAAAATATGTTAAAAATATTTCACAAAGTATTTAGATTGTGAAAAAATACAAAAAATTTGCTACAAAGTTGTTAAATTGTGAAATTGCATAACAGTGATTGCCAATCAGTGAATTTTTCCGATATCGGCTACATTGAAAAACGCCCATAAACATTGACTTTGATTTTTTTTGTGTCCGAGTCACTTTCCTCGGAATTCCGCGGAATTCCGTGTGACACCACCTCGGAATTCCGTGGCTAGAGTAGAGTAGAGTAGAGAAGAGTAGACTAGAGTAGAGAAGAGTATATAATATATATTAGAAAGGTCAGGTAAGAAATGAATATTATGGTTAGTTTTGAAAGCACTGAAGATTATATCTTAAAAGCTGAAAATGAAACTGAAGCAATAAAAATAGTACAAATGATTTGGGATCATAAACAAGAATCACAAAACGATCTATTAAAGCAATATGACATAGATTACTCACTTGATGTTAGTAAGAAGTATGTTGAAGTAGAAGATCAAGAAGAAGACAATATTGTTTTAGATTATAAAGTCACATTTGTTATGACTGGAAAAAGTCCAGAAGATGCTATAGACAATTTCCACGAAATGATGAAAGGTGGGCTAGACTATATACCACCAATTGTTGAGCCAGTTATAAATGATGAGTATGAACTTTTAACTGGGATCAAAGCAGAAGGGACAGCATAATGGCAAGTGAATTTAATTTTCCAGCAGGAACAAAAAGAAAAGATGCACTGCATGAATTAATTGATTCTGATGATTTTATGGAAGTTGTTTTAAAACAATTTAATTACATGAGGATCAAAGGAATTAATTTAGTACAAGACGCAGATGATCTAGTAAATTTATATTTAAAAGTTTGCAAAGAAATTCCTGAGTAGTATAATTTTTTTGTATTCATCTATGGATCAATCCATAGTAAGCTGTAACAGAAAACGCCTTTCGTGTTACTGACTGAATAAGAAAGCGAGGTCTTCAACCACCTCGCTTTTTTATTTACCTTAAACTTTATAGGGATAGTCTATGATTATTAAGTCGGCTACTAAACCGACTTCCTCCCATCATCGGCTGTATCTAACGGTACAGCCTTATTTTTTTTAAGGATCTTTTTTTCTCTTGCTAAATCGTCTCGAATTTTTTTAGCAAGTCTTCTACGCTCTTTTCTGTTTAAAGTAGGTGCGTGATCTTTCTCTACTGTAAATATTTTCTTCATAATTTAAGAATACTAAAAGTTTTAAAAAAATCTTGCTTATGCTACTATGGAAAAACTATGATTAAGAAAGTCGATGAAAGTAACTTTAACGAAACAATTAATAGAGATGAAATTACCACTGTAGTTAAATTTGAAGCTGATTGGTGTATGCCATGCAAAGAAATTACGCCAGCAGTTGAATCTCTAAATCAGGAATGGAAAGACCGAAAGGTCGAATTTGTTGCTTTTGATATTGAAAGTGACACAAGCATTACTAATCAATACGGTATTTTCGGTGTACCAACTTTTATAGCTTTTCAGAATGGTCAGCCAGTTTCTGAAGTTCGTTCAAGAGTTAACATTGGAAATATTAAATCATCATTTGAAAAGTTCTTAGTCTGATACTCGTTCAGGATCTCTAGGTTTTTTATTTGTTTTTCCCTAGCTGATCCTGACATGCTTTTTTATTTTTTTAGATTTTGTCACAAAGATATGTTATAATTTTTAGTTATGGGAGAGATAATAAATACAGAAAATCGTAGAGAGGCAACTTATATGCAGTTGTCTGATGAAACAACTTTTGAACAATGGTTGGACATAGGATCAAAACTTATACAAACTACACAAAATATTATGTGGTGGCTAGGTGATTGGTGGAACTTTGGTGAAAGAAAATACGGCGAGGCAGCAAGTCAGGCTTTATCAATGGAAATACCTTATTCTACTTTTAGTAAAGCCAGTTATGTAGCTAGGCAAATTGACAAAGAGCGTAGACTTCCAGAAGTTTCATGGTCTGTTCATAATGAAATTGCACAGTTAGATCAAGAAGATCAGGATAAGTTTTTAATTAAAGCTCGTGATGAAAAATTTACAGTAGCTAGAGCTAGAGAAGAAGTAAAGAAACATAAAGTACAAAAATTAGTTGATCCAAGTACAAGCAATGATGTAATGCTTTATCAAAATATAAATATTAAATCTAGTAATGTTTGGACTTTTGGAAAGGCATTAGGAAGTTATGGTGTTGAGGACGATCAGAAAACACCACCTCAAATGATAGCGAATTTGTTTTATTGGTTTGAAAATAGAGAACTTGAGGAAAATACAAAAGTAGTTGATCTTACTGATAAATATCAAGTGACATATGATGTTTGTAGAGATTTTGCTTTTCAATGCAATAGTTATGATCTTTATCCTCATGCAGATGCAAAGAAAGTCCAACAAGCAGATTGGACAGTAGATAATTACCCTGATCCTGTACATGAGGCAGATATTGTAATTTTAAATATTTTAGATTACTTAGATAATGCAAGCGACATTGATCCAGAGAATTTTTTAAGAAAACAAATTGTAGATCTTGGGGTAGCAATGAAACCAGGATCTCAACTTTTTCTCATATGTCAAGATTTAGATGATTGGAAATTAGAAAATACTTTTTCTTTAATTTATGAGGAAAATGATTTTTCAGTTGTAGAATTTGTATCTATTCCTAATAAAATTAGTTACTCAAAAGATGATGAGGTTAAAGCAATAGCTAATAGAGAGCTACTTAACAAATTTGGTTATGTATTAGTTCTTGAAGTTATTGATGATTCTTCTCAGTTTTAACTGTTAGACTTCATTTGATGGAGTCACAAAATATAAAAAAATTAGAAGTCAAAGTTGGTGCTGATACTTTTGTTATTGGTTTCCCAGCTTTACACGAAGCACAGCAAACAGTTTCAGATAGTAATGCTCGTTGGAAGATCTTGTGTGCTGGTAGGCGATTTGGTAAATCAAGACTTGGTGTCCAATTATGTATGGAAAAAGCCTTGCAAGGTAAAAGAGCTTGGTGGGTTGCACCTACTTATTCAATCGCAAGAGTTGGTTGGCGTGATATTCAAGAATCAGCAAGATCATTCCCAGAACTTTTAGAACCTAATATTTCATTAGTCAATATGGAAGTAAAATTCCCTCAAACAGGTGGATCTATTGCAGTTAGATCTGCTGATACACCACATAGACTTCGTGGTGAAGGTTTGGATTTCTTAGTAATGGATGAGGCAGCATTCGTTAAGCCTGATGTATGGCAACAAGTTCTAAGACCTACTCTTACTGAAAGAAAAGGTGGTGCTTTATTTATCTCAACACCAATAGGTATGAACAATTGGTTTTATGAATTGTGGGAAATGGCTGAGGGTAGAGAGGATTGGGAAAGATTCCAATTTCCTAGCTGGTCTAATCCTCTTGTAGATAAAGCAGAAGTTGAACAAGCTAAAACAGAAGTTGGATCTATTGTTTACGCTCAGGAATATTTAGCTGAATTTGTAGAGGCTGGACAAGGTTTATTAAAACCTGAGTGGCTTAGTTATTTTAAAGAAAAAAATGGTAGATACTTTACTGGTTCTGAAAATGTAGAGTTATCAGAATGTACAAGATTTGCTACAGTAGATCTTGCAACTAGCATTGATGAAAACGCAGATTATACAGTTATAGCCAGTTGCGCAGTCACACCACAAGGTAAAATACTTATTTTGGATATTCATCGTGAAAGGATGCAAGCACCAGACATAATACCTAAAATAAGACAAAAAATGAAAGAATTTGATTTACAATGGGTTGGTATGGAACGAGCAGGTTTCCAACTTTCGCTTATCCAGTTTGCTAAAAGAGATGGTCTAGCTGTCAAGGAATTGAAAGCTGACAAAGATAAAATTAGTCGTGCCATGCCTTTAGCAGCAAGGATGGAGTCTGGAGATGTATACTTTAGACAAGGTGCGATGTGGTTACCTGAAGTAGAAAGAGAATTAATGACATTTCCAGTAGGTCATCATGATGATGTAGTGGATGCATTAGCATACGGAGTTTTATGCGCTCAAGTGCGTAGAGAATGGATAGCATTTTAAATGGCAGATAATAAATCAAGAATAGGTAGATTTGTTGATTACCTTAATCAACCAACACAAAGACAACAACAAAAATATAGTAGATATAATCAGCAAACAAGTTTAGACAGAGCAGTTTACGGTTACAATACAGATGCTGGTTACTGGCCAGTTTCAGAATTAGATGATATCGGAGATGGATCAAACAATTCAGCAGTAGTTGCTTGTTTGAATGTATTGACAACATCTTTTGCAGAACCAAAAAATATTGTTATTGATGATGAAGCAGAATATGGAAATGATCGAATAAAAAATCATCCAGTTTTAAAATTATTAAATAGACCAAATCCATTTACTTCAGGTGTGTTAATGGCTCATTATATTGTTACAGCATTATCAGCTTATGGAGATGCTTATCTGTATAAAAACCGAAATGTAGATGGAAATGTGGTAGAGCTGGTACCTTTAATGCCAAATATGGTTGAACCTAAAGGTGATGAAAATACTTTAATTACACATTTTAAATACAGTCCTTATGGTGGACTTGGAGGTAATAGTATAATCGTTCCAACTAACGATATAGTGCATATTCGTCAAGGAATAGATCCAAATAACCATAGACGAGGTTTCGCTCCTCTAAAATCAGTATTAAGAGAAATCTTAGGAGATGAGGCGGCAGGACAGTATGCAGCAGCACTCTTACATAACATGGCTGTACCAGGTGTCATACTCTCTCCAAAAGATGACTCAATGGGTGGTCCATCGAAAGAGGAAGCTGAGGCTATCTCTGCGATGTACAAGCAGAAGTTTGGTGGCAAGAACAGAGGTGCGCCAATGATCTTGTCAGGTGCGATGAATGTTGAAGTCGTGTCTTTTTCACCAGATCAAATGAACTTAACTGAACTTAGGAAATTGCCTGAAGAGAGAGTATCTGCTGTTTTAGGTGTCCCAGCAATTCTCGCTGGACTCGGAGCTGGTTTGGACGCAGCGACATATAACAATACTCGTGAATTAAGAGAATTTTTTACAGAACAAAAATTAGTACCTTTATGGAAATCTGTAGCATCAGAGCTTACACATCAATTATTAAGAAAAGATTATGAAGCTGAAGGGTTAAGTATTAAATACGATCTTGAAGATGTAAGGGCATTATCACAAGATAAAGATGATCTTTATAAAAGAATGAATACTGCTGTTCAAGGTGGTTGGATAACAATTGGTGAGGCTAGAAAAGCAGTAGGACTTGATGTTGATGACAGTCATGAGGTTTATTTAAGACCAATGAATATGATCGAAACAGCACCAGGTCAAAATAATATACCTCAAGAAGAACAGGAAACAGAACCTGTACAAGAAGATCCAGTTTTGCAAATTGCAAAACAATTAATTGATAAAGTTTTGACTACTGGTGGCGCAAGCGTTGACTCAACTAGATCTCCAGTGGTAAAACCAACACCAACTTATCTAGATGAAGAGGAAATGAAATATGTTGCTGAAATGCCAAATGGTGCATGGTGTATTTTAGATCATGATACTAATGATGTTATAGAGTGTTTTTCATCTGAAAGTGAAGCAAGAGATGAACTTGAGAGAATGAAAAAAGATGTGAAAGCACCTAAGAAAACTAACTTTCCTAGTTCAGGTGATAATCAAACTATATCGATCAGTAATAGCAAATTTAAACAATTTCCAGATTATAACTATGTAAAAGACTTAAAAGAAAACTGGCCAGAGATTTGGCGTAGAGCTGGTACAGGTGGTAATCCACCAACTTCATTTACTGGCAATGACGCATTTAACAGATGGACTAAGTACAGATCAGGCGATAGATCAGAATCTGTTTTAAATTGGGTAAAGCGTAGAGAAAGTTTTATGGCAAGACATTCTGGGAATACAAAACTAAATGGTTACATTGCAGTTATGAAGTGGGGTGGAGTTACTAAAACTGGCGTTTCTGCTATGAAAAAAACTGTAAATGAATACAAAAAAGTTGTCAGGGAAAGAAGAAAGATACAAGAGGAATTACTCGCTGAAATTGAGAGCAAAGCATTATCACAAGTAGTTAAAGATTCTTTAAAGAAAAAAGTGGAAGATCATAATGCAAAAAATCCTAAATACAGAGCTACATTAAGAATGTTGACTGCAAGTTATAACAGAGGTTTAGCAGCATATCAAAATAATCCTGGATCTGTCAGGGGTAATGTAAGTTCACCACAACAATGGGCAATGGCCAGAGTGAATGGACTATTAACAGCTTTAAGAACTGGTAAATTCAAGAGGACTGCTTATGATACAGATTTGTTACCAAGCAATCATCCTTTAAGCTCTAAAAAAAATAATGAAAATATTATTGAGGAGATCAATGTAAGCACTGAAGAGGCAGAAGCTCTTTTTGAAGTTGAGTTTGAAAGTGCAAGATCTGAAAAAGCACCAGCAGGATCAATTAAAAAAGGTGACGCTGTTTCATGGAGTATAAATAAAGATCCACAACCAGCCTCAACAGCTAATGGAATTGTGACAAGTGTAGCTACATCTGGATCTATCTCAGTAGGTCAAGAAAAAATGGACGCAACACCAGAAAAGCCTATAGCTAAAATTAAAGTTTGGGCTATTAATGAAGATGGATCTAGAACAGAAACTGATAGATCAGTAATACAACCAGTTTCTAAACTTCGTAAAATCTCCGATTTTCGCTAGGGATATAATTAATACCTCTAGATCTCAATTCATTAACTAACTTAACTTGTTCATCAGAATTAATTAATGCTAATTCATCAGTAATTAACTTATTTCTGTTGGATTTATCAGCTTTCGCTAAAGCGTCCATGAACATGTGAAAAGGTGCTACAGATTTTGTAGTTCTTTCTTCAGCCATTTTAATAACTCGTTCCTATCCTCAGCGCCATATGTAAAATCTTTAGCGCTAAAATTGTCCGATACTCTTATTTTAAAATCATTTAAAGACAATGGGACCTCACGATCAAAAATATCCAAAGTAGCTGAACCGTCAGACATGACTTCAAGCCTGAAAGATCCAGATCCAATGTGCAAAGTTGATATTTTTACTATCTCTAAATTCACAATATTAGTATAGCAGTGATTGGCAAATATCAAGTGGCAATCGGAAATACACTAACTTTAATTTTTTTTCTATAAAATACCATTGTTGTACTGTTTAGGCAGTAGAGCTGTGCGCACCAATTAAATATATATATTAGATAGGAGCTATAGCAATATGTCTGAAGAGTATAAAAAAATAGATGTAGAGTTTAGTAAATCAGAAGGTGAAGAAGGCAAAGTCAAAGCTGTATTTTCTGTTTTCAACGATGTGGACAGTGACGGTGATGTCGTTTTACCTACAGCTATCAAATCAGGTTTTGATCCAGTAAATGAAGAAGTACCAATGGTCTGGGCGCACCAATGGGATAAGCCAATAGGTAGAGGAAAGATTGTAAAAGATGGTGAAAAAGCAGTTTTTGACGGTGAGTTTTTTATGGACACTGACAGTGGATCAGAGGCTTACAAACTTGTCAAGAATATGGGTAATTTGCAACAATGGTCTTTTGGTTTTAGAGTAGAAGATTCAGAATATGGAAAGTTTAAAAAATCATCTGATCAAGATGAGCAAGATGTTCGATACCTCAAAAATTTATCGGTATATGAAGTTAGCCCAGTTTTGGTTGGAGCTAACCAAGATACATTCACTATGGCAATTAAGTCAACAAACAAAGACACCGATGAGAAAGGTGTTCTTGGACACGACAGTTTCCAATCTGAAGATCAAGATGAAGAAGTTGAAGAGAAAAATAAATTAGCTGGAGATCTATACAACACACAAGAAGAAGCTGAGGAAAGAGCAAAACAACTTGGCTGTTCTGGATCTCATAGTATAGATAGCAATGGATCCGTGTATTTTATGCCATGCGCAACTCATGAACAATATGAGGAAAGTATGAAAAAAGAAGCTAAGACACACACTGAACAACATGCAGCAATGGAAGCTCTTGGAAATATTGCAAATGACATGAAAGATATTTTACAAGCAATTCCAAAAGATGAAAATGCAGACTTGCCACAGTGGTGGGTTGATTTAGTCAGGGAAGTTGCTGAAAAAATGAAACAGGTTAAAGACAATCTTATAGAACCTGATCCTGAAAAGATACAAAATTTAGAAGTTTCGGAAAAGAGTGCCAGCGTGCAAGGTAAACGCTTTTCTGATGAGGTAAAAGATGTGCTTGCAGCATTGAATAGCCTAGTCGCCAGAGTTCAAGCTATAGGAGAACTCCGACAAAAGAATGGTAGGAAGTTGGGGGTTTCAGCAACAGAAGCTCTCAGAACAGTTCAAGAAAGTGTCGCAGATGCTTTTGATGAACTAGATAAATTCGTAGAAGAATTTGGAAGTGAGGGTGCATTGGAAACTGAAACAGTTGAAAATACCGAAATAGAAGATCAAATAGCAGAAACTGAAGTAGAAATTTCAGACGAAGTTGAAACTGAAGAGGAAGTAGTAGAGGAAGAACCAAAAGCTGAGGCTGAGGTTGTAGATCCTGCTGAAGAACCAGAGGTTGATACAGGTGATGAAAGAGAAACTGAGGAACCTGTTGATCAAGTAGAAGTAGAAGTAGACACAGAGTTAGATAATCTTTGGCTAGAAAGTCAAGAAGTATTGTCTGACATTACATTAACCGACATTGAATTAGAAGACACAGAATAAATTATCGAGGAGTAATAATGGATGTAAAAAAAATCCGTGAAGACATCGCTAAAGAATCTGCTGAATTAAAAGGTCTTTTTGACCAAATCTCAGAACAAGACGGTGGCGCTACTTCAGAGCAAAAAAAATCTATCGTTGATAGAAATGAAGCTCTTAAAGGTTTAAGAGATGATCTTAAAGTAGCTGAAGCTAAATCTAAATTAGATATGAGCGACAGCCCTGTAGCAAGCATACCTAACCCATCAGAAGAATCAAAAGGTTCATCTTTTGGTGCAGAAGTTCTAAAATCAGCAGCTTACAAAAGCTATGTTGAAAATGGTGCTAAGAATATTCAAAGCACAGTTCCTTTTGAAGTTAAGACTAACTTAACTACAACTGGATACCCACCAGAGTCTTTAAGACAACCTGGTATTTTGGAAACAGCTCTTCGTGATCCTAATGCAGTTATTGGATTGTTTGATCAAATTCAAACAGATCAAAACGCTTTCGTTTATTTGGAAGAAACAACTTTCACAAATAACGCAGCTGAAGCCGCAGAGGCAGCAGCAGTTGGTGAAGCAGCATTAGCATTCACAGAGAGAACAGCCACAATTTCAAAACTTGGTGTAAATATACCAGTTACTGATGAATTAATGGCAGATGTTTCTGGCCTTGAGGGATATTTGAACTCAAGATTACAAACAATGATCAGACTTCGTTTGGACAGCCAACTTCTTTCAGGAGATGGTACTTCCCCAAACCTAGAAGGTATCTTAGACGCTGGTAAAGCAAGCGTTGGATCAACTGATTATTCCAGCTACGCAGGTGGCTTAGGCAGAATTGGCGCAATTTATAATGCAATTACCGATATTCGTGTAAATGCTTTTACTGAGCCAGATGCTGTTGTTATCCACCCTAATGATTGGGCGCAAATCGTACTTCAATTAGATGAAGACTTTGCAGGCACAAGCTCTGCTGGATATACAGCTAAAAGCCCTGTATTTGCTAGCGCAGGTGGTTTTGCTGGAGGAGTAGCTAATCAATTGTGGGGACTTAAAGTCGTTCCTTCAACAGCTATTTCCGAAGGTACCATGCTAGTTGGTAAATTTGGTGGTGGAGAAGCTGCACATGTTGTCATGAGACAAGGTATTGACATCGCAGTTTCTGATTCACATGGTGAAAACTTTACAAAGAACATCATGGTGATCAGAGCTACAATGCGTGTTGGATTCCCTGTTTACAGACAAGCAGCATTCCATAAGATCACAAACGCTTAATTTTATTAAGTAGTTTTAGTATGGGGGCTAACGCCCCCATACGCATTTAAGAGGCAAAAACCCAAAAAGTATTAAAAGTAAGTTAGGATTAAATCATTATGGCAGAGAAATTTATAACATTAGAGAAAGATTTATGGCAAATGGGCGATGGATCCTTTTTTGAAGGACCTAAAGCTGAACTTCCAAAATCAAATGCTTCTAAGTTAGGTGGCGCTGGTAAAAGCTACCCAGAAAGTTATTTGAAAGAAATTGGATATATTAAGCCAGAAAAGAAAGTTTCTAAAAAGAAAGTTGAAAATAAGGCTGTTAAGCCAAAAGATGTAGAAGATAAGTAAGGAGATCCTAAATGGCTCTCTGTAGTTATTCTGATGTAGAAGCTATTGTCCAAATTGACTTTAGCTCTACATTACAAACATCAATCACAAATAATATTATTCCATTTGCTGATCAGGTTATTAAAACATATTTAGGTTATGATATTGAATTAGCAGATCATACAGAAATATTATTCGGTGATAATATCAGGGAACTTGCTTTAAAGCATATTCCTGTAAATTCGATAACATCAATCACTGAAGATGGTAATAGTTTATCAGAGGGTAATGAATCTGATTATGTTTACCATAGTAATGGTAGAGTCGAAAGAGTACTAGGTCGTTGGTCTGGTGCTAAACCTAAAAACATCACAATTGTTTATAACGCAGGATATTCTACAATTCCTGACGACATAAAGTTTACAAGTGCAAGAGTTTCTGCAAGAATTGTCATGTCTGCCTTAAACTTGAGCAGTCAAGCTAAGACAGGCACAGTTGAAACACATTTAAGTGATTCAACTAATGGGGCTACTATGACAAATGTAATTGAAGAACGCATTGGAGATCTTGCTGTGAGATTTGCTGATCCTTTAGCATATTTCGATGGCGAAGTTCTCAAGCAATCAGATAAACTCTTATTACAACCATATAAAAAGCAGGTATTCGTTTAATGGATCTTGCAACATATGTGTATCTAATAGGATTTCTAAACTATCACGGTTTAATGTCTGTTTACCTAAATAATTACACAAGAGAGAGAGTTGATATGGAAAGTTATGTCAACCAAAAATTTAGTGAAATTATTGCAGGTGAAGAGTGGAATATAAAGAGGAATCTCTAAGTAATTTATTAAGATTACAAGAACTATGGTGGCAAGTCGATGCCAACTGTAAAGACGCTGATCCAGACATCTTTTTTCCTGAAAGAGGTGCAAGCACTAGACAAGCAAAAGAATTATGTAATTCCTGTAAAGCTCAAGAACACTGTTTAGAATATGCAATAGTAAATGCAGAAAAGTTTGGAATATGGGGTGGCTTATCTGAAAGAGAGCGTAGGAAAATTCGTAAACAAAGAGGATTAACTAGAAAGCGTAGGAAAAATGCCAAGTAGAAGATTGCCTAGTGTAGAAGAAGCATATGAATTATTTAAAAAAGATCCATATAAGCGTTTAAGTGAATGGGCTAAAGAATGGGACTGTTCACACGAAAGAGTTAGACAGTTAAGAGATCAAGCAGGATTTCCGAAAATATCAGAAATAGATTACAAGATATCTAGGAAAGTAGTTGAAAGAATTAGATCAGGTGAATACACATTAACTAGGCGAATTACATATGCTGACCTTCCTATTGGTTATGAAAAGTTTGTAAGTTGGTACGAAGAGGATCCAGCCATATATCTCGCTGTTCTTGAGGCTCAACAATGGGCATATAATCAAAAAATGAACCCTACTGAAAAAGTTTGTGAGGGCTGTAAAGAAAAAAAGCCTATTGATCAATATAAGCGATCTGCTAAATATATTGACGGATATTCAAAATATTGTAAAGATTATCCAGATTGTACCAACATTGATATAAAAGAAAAATTAAATAATTTAGAAGATATGCGTAGCAGGTTAGATAAACTTAGAAAAAGTTTAGATACCTAAAAAATAGCTTTTAATTAGTAAAGTATAGGTATGTCTTACAACTACCAAACATATCTAAAAGAAACTGTCGTATTCCAATCTGCTGGAACATCTACAGTCGATGAAAGAGGATTGTATAATTCTGATTGGGTTGATGATATTACTACAAAATGTCGTATTGATCCAAGGACATCAGATGAGGATAGTGGAACTAGAGATACTGAAGTATCTGAAATTGATATCCATATTCCTGCAAATGTAAATGTAAAAACTTCACACAGAGCAGTATTGAATAGTAAATATTACGATGTATTGGGTATTGAGGAAAAGAAAAATAGATATTCAAACCCAGTAATCAAAACAGTCACAATGCGTAGGAGTGGTTAATGGGTGTAAAACAAATAAATCCTTCAAAAGTTAACAGGTTTAGAAATTTTTTATACAATACTTCATCAGCAAGATACGGAACTGGTAACTTAATATCTTTAAATGTTTATCAAAATAATTTAAGAGGTATTCGTAGGATTTCTCTTACAACAGCAAGGCTTACTTCAGATATAAAATCTATATCACCTGGTGGTCAGGGTATAAAGTTTAGGGTAGGTCGTAGAGTTGCAGGTCGTATTGCTGGTAAATTTGGTCAAGCTGTAATTCCACAGGGTTTAGGATTTGCGTCACGATTAGCTAACAATTTTTACGGTAGATATGTTGGTAGAGAAATACAACAGTTCTTTAATAGAAAAACACAAATTCAAGCATACATAAATGGATATGCTATGACAGAAGAAGCCAAGAAAGCAATTTTACTAGAACCTAAAATGCAAAGGCAATATCAGGCAGCAAAGTTTAGTTATGAAACTTCTGGCGTTAGTGTGTCGGAATATAGCCCAGTAAAGTTTTTGTCAACTATACAAGCATATATGATTGGTTTAAATTCAGGTGGAATGGCAGGTGCGCCTATTCTTTCTGGTTCATTAATTGATAGTATTAATAATCGTGGATTTACAACTAATGATCCAGAAGCGCTAGTTGCAGGAACTATTACAGTAGGATCTTCTGAAGGTAATTTTGGCGATGTTGCTGATCTAGCACCTTATTGGTGGAAAACAATATACAAAGGTGCATTTTATGATCTTCGTAAATTTGGAATTAATAATCATAGTCAGTGGATAAATTCTAGTAAACCTTATTGGTGGGGACATGCAGTTAAAATGGCTATAGCAGACGAATTACCTAAAAGATTAGAAGTTGCTACTAAGCATATAGAAAACTGGGAGTTTCAATTTAGACCTCAAAGTGCTTTAACACCTAAATATTTACAACCAGGTATTCCTAAAGGTGGTTGGAACTCTTTTGAGCTTTCAGCTAGAAATGTTACAGATGAGGATCGTAGTTTATTAAGAGCAATGGGGTATGAAGCAGGTGTACCAGGAAAGATGAGATAATGCAAGGAATTGAATATGCAAATATGCCACCTGACGCTGAAATTATATTTCGCCAATGGTTATTAGATCAAACAGCAATTACAGATCTAATTAGTACAAGAGTTGCTACAAGGCTACCTTTAGAACCAACACTTCCATTTGTTGTCATAACTAATAGAGGTAGTGCATTAATTAACCCTGCAAGCCAAACAGCTATCAATGAGTCAGATTTTTCTATTGATTGTTATGCAGGTCGTTGGGGTGGAGATGGAACTAAACCAGAGCCAGATTATTCTACAGCTTCAAATGTAGCACAAGTAATATCTTCACAAATATTTAAAGCTGGAAGTTCAATGGTGGAAACTTCTGGTGGAACTAAAGCAAAAATATATGGTTTTGAAATAACTTCTATGCCTACAAGAGTTGAGGAAGAAGAGATACTCGTAGCTAACTTTTCTATAGGCGTAACTATGTTCTATAGACATTCCGAATAACACTAATCTGCAAATTAATCCTCTAATATATTGCTTGAGGTAAATTATGGCAAATAGTAAAAAGATTAAAGTTAAAGTTAATCCGATCTATCCAGCAGATAGTATTGGTGACGCTATTACTGGTATTAAATTTACCAAAGATGTATGGGAAGAAGTAAGCCTTAAAGACTGGAGTAGGTTAAAAGAATCCAGAGGTCGTATGTGGGATCATAGCATGCCAAGATTTATCACAGAAGATCAAGACTGGAAAATTACAAGAGTCAAAGAATCTGAATTGACTATAGACAATATGGTTGATCCAGTTGTTGAAGAGCCTGACATTTCTGAAGATTGGTATGGATCCGAGGAAGAGTAAAAGATATGTTTGCAAACATATTAGAAGTATAAGTTAGGAGTATTGTATGTCAACAACATCATATAATACATCAGGTACAATATCTGATGTGCTTATCGGCACAGGTGTTTTGTATGCAGCTAATAAAGGAACAGCGTTCCCAGGTGCAGACAGCACTACAGCTACTGAGTGGGCAGAAATTGCCTCTGGGTGGTCAGATGTTGGTTATTCCGAAGATGGATGGACTCTAGAGTACGATAAGTCTTTTGAGGACATCATGGTTGCAGAGGAAATTGATCCAATTAAATCAGTTAAAACTGCACAAGAAATAAGAATCACTGGAACACTAGCTCAAGCAAGTTTAACAAACTTAAACCTTGCTTTTGGTGGTGGAACTCTAGATGAAGATGACACAGCATACGGAGATGGATATGACACATTAGTGCCACCAGCTACAACTGGTTTTAACGAAAAGTCATTATTGTTAGTAACTGAAGGTGCCTCTGGTGCAATCAGACACTTTCAAATTCCTAGAGCTGTCAATGTTGGTGCATTTTCTATGGCTCATCAAAAAGCACCTCAAAAAGTGCTTATTGCTGTTGAGTTTAAAATTCTAGTTCCAGATTCAAGTTCAACATCTGTTGGAACAACTGATGGAAAAGAAAATCTATTTAGAATAGTAGAAAATACTAACGGCTCAACTGAAGGAGTTGTTAACTAATTCGCTTTAAAGATGGGAGGAGAAACACATGAGTAAGCGTTTTAAAGATTTTAGTGCTGCGAAAGAGGGCGTTAATAAGGAACCAATTGTGATTGGGGTAGACGGAGAAGAATTTACTTTTCCACCTTTCCTTACAGCAGAGACTGTTTTAACACAGTTAACATGGCTGGAAGAAGATGGCTCAATCGCAGCACCAAATCTACCAAAATGGTTTGTCGCAATTATGGGACAAGACAATTTTGATAAAATATCAGCAAAGGTAGATCTACCTACATTGCAAGAAATATCACAACATCTTATGTCTGAATACGGTATGACACCAGAAGATCTTAATGCTGTACCAGTTGAAGACGAGGATGAGGGTGATAGCCCAAAATAAGTTATTCAATTGATGACATACTAGATAAATGGTCAGCAGTTGAATCAGACTTTATAAAAATATATAACATATATGAACCATTAGAAATTGAATGGCGCAAATTTTACAGATTGCTTGGTACAATTCCTATAGATCAATCATTATTCTTTGCAGACGCATATAAGGCAATAGTGGATGGTGATGATCCAACGGAAGCATTGTCTAAAGATCCACCAAAAAATTGGTATAAAGAGGAACTAGACAAACGCAGAGGTAGATCGAAAAGGCAAAGAGTTGCCACTTCCATAGATGATATGATCACAGATCAAAAGAGAATAGGTAAAGAAGATGCCCCCACAAGCTAAGGTTGGATTTCTAAAATTAATGATCGGTGCTACACCAGTAGGTGATGCACTTCGTAATGACATACAACAAAGTGGTCAGGCTATGTCCGATGCCACCAAAAAACTTCAATCAGCGCAGTATGCAATTATTTCAGGTGCTTTAGTTGGTATAGCAGCAGTAACATTTGAATTGATAAAAGCTGTACAAGCTACAGCAATGTTTGAAAGTGCTTTTGCAGGAATAAGAAAAACAGTAGAGGCTAGTGAGTCTCAATTTGAAGATTTATCAAGATCTATTTTAAGAATGTCAACAACAATACCTGTATCAGCAGGTGAGCTGGCAAGAATTGGTGAGTTAGGTGGTCAGTTAGGTATATCTGTACAAAACTTACCAGAATTTATTTCTACTGTTTCTACTCTTGCAACTACTACTAACTTAACAGTTGACAATGCAGCGCTTGGTCTTGCACGACTTGACGCAATTGCTCAAACTAATGGTGAAACATTTTCTAATTTAGCTTCAACAATTGTAGATCTTGGTAACAACTTTGCAGCTACTGAATCTGAAATTATGACAACTGTTTTGCGTATTGCTCAGGCAGCAGCACAGGTTGGTGCAACAACACAAGATGCTTTAGCTTTTGCAACTGCACTTCAAGCTATTGGTGTTCCAGCTCAGGCTGGTGGTACTGCTGTAGCTCGTGTATTTCAGAGTATTCAATCAGCAATAATACAAGCTGGTGAAGATGCAGAAATATTTGCTAAAGTTGCTTCAAGATCTGGAAAAGTAAGTGCTGAAGGTTTTGCACAAATGTTTGGTGAGGATCCAGCTTATGCAGCTCAATTATTTATTGAGGGCTTAGGTAATATGAATGAAGCTGGTGAAGATGTCATAACAGTACTTGATAAATTAGGATTATCACAAAGAAGAACTACTCTTGCGATATTAGGTTTAGCTGAAGCAGAAGATCTATTAGATAGAGCAATGAACACTAGTAGAGATGCTCATGAGGCAAATACAGCAGCTACTGAAGAGGCTATTAAAAGATATTCAACTTTAGAATCTCAGCTACAAATAACAAAAAACGCATTTAACGAGTTACAGGTTCAAATTGGTGAAAATGTTGCACCAGCAGTAAAAGGATTTAACGATATTATTCAAGAAACAATTATAGGTTTAACTAATTCTGGTGCGGCATTTAACATATTAGTAGGATCAGTAGCTGTATTCTCAATTATGATCTTAAGAGCAATTGCTCATATGTACTCTATCAAAAAAGTTTTAAAACAGTTACAGTTTTCTTTTGCTTATGCTTTTACAGGACCAGCAGCTTGGATTGCAGCTATTACAGCTGCGCTTGCATTTTTAGCAGTTAAAATTGCTAACGCAAAAGGCGAAATGGATCAGTTGGTCAGATCCGTGGAAACATTTGTACAAGACGGTGATATAACAAGAAATACAATAAAAGGTTTAATAGATACAACACAAGAATTTGAAAAAGCACTTCGAGGATACAACGAAGAAGCAAGAAAAACTATCAAAGAAAATCTTATAAATAATTTAACAGGTACACCAGAAGAGAGGCAAGCATATATAGACAGTATTGAACAAGTCATTGATAAAAATGAAGATCTTATAAATGTAACAAATGGCTTGTTAAAGCATGCTTTTGGTAGAGATATGCGAGAAGCTGTTAGAAATGGAACAATGGATTATGAAGAATTTGTAGCTGAAATGGAGCGTATCAACAATCTTTCAATTGCATCACCGTTTAGAAATATGAGTGAAGAATCATCACAAATGTTATTCCAAGCATTTAAGATGTCAAATTATAGAGGCTACCTACAAGAACAAGAAAATAATTTAAGAAATCAAAATAGATTGTTAGAAGATGAATTAGGTATAGCAAAAGATCTTACTAAAGCTCTTGAAATTTATGAAAAAAATAGAGATGAAAAAATAAGAAATGACGCAATAGAAGCTCTTGGTATAGATAAGTTAGCTGAAGAGGGAACACATTTTAGATATGTTCAAGAAGAGCAGATAAAAGCCTACATAGAAAATAACAAACAACATGATGAGGCAGCTAAAAAATATCAAGAAGAACGAGAGGCTATCTTAGAGCTTGATACAGTTTATTCAACAATAACTGACAATATTAAAAAGAATACAGATAGTTTTGTAGCAAGTCTTGAGGCTTTGCCTGAAGCAACTGCCATGACAGCAGATGAAATGTTAAAAAACTTTAAAGAAAGATTTGCAATAGCACAAATATTTAAAGATCAAATGAAGCAACTTGAAGATGCAGGTTATGATGATTTAGGGCTTTTAGTTTCATCATTAGGTCCAGAATTTGCACCAAGTCTTGCAAACTTATTAAAAGATCCAGAAGTAATGAATGCTATTGAAGCTGGTTTAGAGGCACAAAGAATAACTGCAAGTGAAAATTTAAAAGAGAATACAGCTAAAGTCATTAATACTTACGGTGATACATATGCAAAATTAGGTAAAGATCTAGCATCTAATATGATGCAGGGTGCTATTGATGGACTAGAAGCTGAAGAAGAAGAGTATTACAAAACAATTGATAAGATAATATCAAATGGTATTACTGTAGCTAATTTAGCTGCTGGTAACAAATCTCCATCATGGAAAACAGCTAGAATATCTAAATTCATGATATTGGGTTTTGTAAAAGGTATTAAAGATAATTACCCACAACTAGAAACAACTTGGAAAGAGACTGTTATTGATTTAGTAACAGTTATAGAGCAAAGTGTTGGTGATGCTATGAATAGGATCAACACTGTATTCGGAACTCAATTTGGTTTATTTGGTGCGCAAAATAATTTAATACAAAATGAACAAAAATACAACGAATTATTAGAAAAAAGAAATGTATTACTAAAAGGTAATACAGCAGAACAAATAATATCTATTAGAGAGGCTCAAGATAAAGTTGATTTTTTAAGAATTGCATATAAAGAAGGTACTATAAGCGCTGAAGAGTTGGCAATAGCAGAACAAGAACTTACTGACGCACAAAATGCAAGACAAAAAGAATTAGATGAAATAAATAGACAAGTTGAGCAGTCTGAATTACAACAAGCTCAAGCATTGCTTAACTTAGCACAACAGGCTTATCAAATATTACAACTAGGTCCTGAAGGTTTAAATCAATTTAAAGAAATAGCCGATGTATTAGGTGTAGATTCTCAATTGATAGATAGAGTTTCTACAAAGACTAGTGAATTAGCAAATACAATTGGTACTAAGTTTGGTGGTGTTGTAGATGATATGGCAAAAAATTATTTTGATACTAATTTGAAAATTGAACAAGAGAAAATAGATATAGAAGTTGATACAACTCAAGCAGATAATGCGTTTAAAAAACTCATAAATGACTATGCAATAGCAAAAGATTTTATTGAGGGAAATTCAGCAAAGCCCAACTTTACAGTACCTGGTTTAGAAATGTATGCAAAAGGTGGCCGTATACCAATGTATGCTAATGGTGGAAAACTTAGAGGTGGATATGGTTTAGTTGGCGAATATGGACCAGAGTTAATTAGAGCTATACCTGGTGGTGGTGTTGACATTACACCTTTAGGAAATACTGGGAACAGTAGTATTACAGTTCAAAATCTTAATGTAAATGTAACTGGTGTTCCATCTGATCCAGGACAAGCTAGAAAGGCTGCAATAGAAATTAAAAAAGCACTACATAAGTTAGATAGAGAAGGTTTAATTGGAACAGGCATAAGAGGTAGATAATGGTTGATAATTTAACAGGAAAAGATTTGGAACCTTGTGATAGTTGTGGTGATTATTATTATAAAATGCCAAGTGCTGAAGTATGTATAAGGTGTAGGTTAAAAAATGGCTAATACAGTAACTATAGGTAGATTAACATTTACTTCTCCGTCAGCTTTATCAGATAGCAGAAGTGGATCGTCTCGTGAATTTTCTATACAAGGTAAGTTTGTTGCAGACACAATTGCAGAAGTCAAACATTTAAGAGATGAATTACTAGCTTGTGCTAATGGATATTATGTAGTTCCTTTTAGCTGGACTGGTGATGATACAGTTTCTGGCTATGTACGAGTTGTTAGTGCTTCTGTGAATACTGCAAGAACAGTTGTAGGTGGTTACGATTATGCAGTTTCTATGGAGTGGCTAGGTAATATAGGTGAAATAGAAATGGAAAGTCAATTTTCAGGGGCGTTACTTGAAAATGATCACTCAATTACTTCTACCACTGATCAGTTTTATGCACCACCTGTTGATAGCTATTCTCATAGTCATTCATCTAATCCAACTAACTTTGAAAGAGTGGGTGAAGATGGATCTATTTACGCAAAATTTAGTTCTAGCTTACGATCTTATAATGCTAAATTTTTAGTAGATCCAGATGATTTTTATAAAAATTCTTGTGAAATATTTACAAATGATAGTTCTGATGTATCAAGACTAAGATGTGGTCTTGAAACACCAAATTTTCCGACATCGGCAATATTGCAAAATGGCTTAGTAAAAATGACATTTGATAACAACAATTCACAATCCAGATTTACAGTTTATAGTTATGATGGTGATGGTTATAAATCTGCAAAAGAAATAGCCATATCTAGAGGCGCAAGTGAACAAGAGTGGTTAGGTTGGAGATCTATACAGATACTCAAAAATGAACCAGAAGTTGCCACTATTAGATTAACTAGTTATTACGATACTGATAGTAGAGATCAAAGACTTACTTTTGATGTTACACTTCGTAGGGGTGCTAGGCATTTTTCATTAGTTACTACTCAGTGGTCATCTGGTAAATTTAATATAAAACCAACTGCAACTTTACCTTTTACTGATAACACAAGTTATGCAGTGATGACAAATAATGATGCTGACGGAAATCAACTTGTTATGGGATCTCCACAGAATTTTGATGTTGATACAACTAATGGTGGTATTAGTACTACATCGAATACAGCAACTATGAAATCATTTATTGGTTTTGTATATGATGGGACCTCTGCAACTTCGTATGATACTGCTGATAGTATTAGGGATCAATATCTTGATAATATTTATGAAGTTGTGAGGATAGTTAAGTCATGAGCGTAACAGAAAAATTAATGGCACCAGGTGGTTTTAGTCTTGTACTAAATAAGCAAAACACACCAAATTCAGTAATCAATACTATTGACGCTTGGGGACACATCGTAATTATCCCAGCAGATCTAAATGTTCAGGAATTTGATGACGCAACTTTATTAGATTCAGCTAGATATGTCGGAATTGTAGAATCTTTAGAACTAGGTTTAGAAGATGATGTAAATATTGCAGGTGTAGGTTTAGTTTCATACTTAGGTGATAGTGAAACTAGAGGTATGCCTATTGCTACTACTGGTGGTCCATCAGGTGTTAGATCTTATAAAAATAAAACTCTAGAGCAAGTATTAGACAGTACTGGATCTCCTAAAGGTATTTTAAGAACAGAATCAGGTGGTCAGGGACCTATTAGAAAAGGAACAATAACTGAACCAACAGATAGTTCTACATATACTGGTAAGCATTACACAGAGTCAGCTTTAAAAGCAATCAGGTACATATGTCAAGATCTAAATGTTGAATTTAAAATTGATACTAAGGGTTATTTATCTGCTGGTCCATCAGGTACATTATTTGCTGGAATTGACAGCGATCCAACAGCAATAATAGTTAGAGGTGGTGGTGGACAAGATCCAAATATAAGTGGTATTAATACAACAAGTTTAGTTGCACAATTTGACGCTAGTGAATTTGTCAGTTCTGTTGAATTAATTGCGAGTAAGCATGGTGCTGAGGCAAATATTGGAAACGCTACTGTTTCATCAAATCCTTATAAAGATTTGTTTGGTAGTGACCTTTTAAGAACACAATATGTATCTGATCCACAAACTGAGGGAACTACTAAAACTGAAAGAGCAGGGGCTTATTTATCTGAATTAAATTTAGTCAAAAAAAGTTTAAATGTTTCTCTTGAGGAGTATGACATAAGTGGGGATTTTAAAGTTGGAGACAAAATATTTATTTTTGATCCTGACATAGGTTTTCAAGACACTGAAGTTGATAGAATAAGTGATGGAAGAGACTCTTTATACGAAACTGTTTATCAAGGACAAGTACTTAATCCTACAAAAATTAGAATACTATCAATTACATGGCCAGTATTGAATGGATATGGCGTATTTTATAGAGATAAAAATGGTTCATACACTGAACTTACTGATTATGTTGTTTGGGAATCAGGCGATGTACAATTAGAAATAGGTGATGTAGCACCTTCAATTAGTGAAAGTTTAAATTTAAGTGGACACACTGTAGATCTTGTAGGTAGTCCAGACAAATCTGTTCCAGATACACCATCAGGTTTAACTACTGTAGCTGGATCGTATTCTGACGGTAATGGTATTTCAAAAGCATTTATTAAAATGTCTTGGACAGAACCTACGAATACTGACGGATCATCAATAACTGACGGATCGTATTACAGAGTAAGGTGGCGTGTAGTTCAAGATACTGATGGTAATAATATTATTGATAGTAATGACGATCAAGCAACGGAATACAATTATTCAACTTTAGCTTTCGATAAAAGAGAATTTGTTATTTATGATCTGTCACCAAATACTTATTACTCAGTTGGTGTACAAGCTGTTGATACTTCTGGATTTGATAGCGAATTTACTAGTATAGCCTCATTGCAAACTACTAGAGATGGTGGTGCGCCAAATAAACCAGACGGATTTGCCACAATAGCTTCAAACCCACTTAGAGTACAATTTATTCATAATTTAGGACAAGCTAAAGATAATGATGGTAATGCAGTTAGTCCAATAGTTAATTTTACCTTAGCTAAAGATATTGATCATCTAAACATTTATGCCTCTACTACTCAAGGTTTTGATTTGGAATATAACTCTGTAACTAAAAGAGTCTCACAAACAGGTTATAAAATAGGTGAACTTAAAGCTGGTAGTGCGCATATTCTTAATACAATTGCAGCAATAGGTTATATTGATCTGGATAATGCAGATACTCATTATTTTAGAGTTACAGCAGTTGATACATCAGGCAATGAGTCTGAACCATCAGATGAACAAGAAGGTAATGCAGATTTAGTTGACACACAAAATATTGCTAACTTAGCAGTTACTAATGCAATTCTTGCTAATGCGGCTGTCACGGATCTTAAAGTTGTAGATGTTTCAGCAGGTAAATTAACAGCAGGTACGATATCAGGTCAAACAATTATTCTTGATGCTAGTGGCGACACTGGTGCTGACTCTATAATAAAATCATCTAATTATGTATCAGGATCTACAGGTTGGGCAATTAATTCAGACGGAACAGCAGAATTTAGAAATGCAACTATTAGAGGATCACTAAATGCTAGTGATATTACAGCAGGTACTTTATCTTCAGACAGACTTGATACTGATTTTATAGCAGTTGGTGGTGCAGCAAGTGATGTAAACTCAGGATCTACAACTATTGATGGTGGATCAATTACTGCTAACAGTATCACAGCAAGTCAAATAGCCTCAAGCACTATAACAACTAACCAACTAAATTTTACACCTTACACAGATGGCGAAAACATTGATAGTGGATCAATAGGTGGTATATCAATAGATAGTGATAGCATACATACTTCAGGCTATCCTAGTTCAGGTTTTGAAATTACTTCTAGTGGTAATGCAAACTTTTTAAATGTTCTTGCTAGAGGAACAATAAGTGGAACTGTTGATACAACTTTAAATGCAGGATCTTCAGGATATATACAATCTGGATCTGGTGCAAACAGAGTTCGTTTTGGTGCAGGATCTGGTGCTGCAATAGACTTTATTTATAATTCAGGAACAGTTGGAATAGTAGAGGCTGTAGGTAGTGATACTTTTAGAATTAGAGGCTATACAACTGGTGATAACATTGAAATGTATGCAGGTGGTTTAGGTGGTGCTGGTACATTATCTTTAAATCAAGGAACTCTTAATATCTCTGGTGGAACAAATATTGTTACTACTGTAGGAACAAAACTTACATTATCAGGTAGTTCAGGAAATTCAGGACAAGTTTTAAAAAGTAATGCTAATGGTATGTCTTGGGGAAATGTAGATACAACATCTACTTTTACTAATAGTAATAACGCAGTAACAATAAATAATACAAACTCTACTATCAATATATCCGTAGGTAATGACTCTAATACATTATCAGCAGGACATAACCATCCTTATTTAACAAGTGTTAGTGAAAATAACCATAACCACTCAAACTATTTAACAAGTTTGCCTAATCACACTCACAATTTTAGTGCTGACATAACAGGATTTAGTGGTAATAATCATGATCACAGTGCTTATTTATCAGTAAATCATGTTCTTAACACCACCAACCCACACTCAATATCAGGTAATAATCACAATCACAGTAACTACGCAACTGAAAACTATGTAAATGGACAAATCTTACAACATAGAATTGATTACTATCACTCTGATGAAAGGTTGAAAGAAAATATATCAGAAACTAATTTAGGTCTAGATTTTATAAATAGATTACAACCAAGAGACTTTACTTGGAAATCAGATTATTTGGATTATATATGGTCTGATGATGAAAATCTACAGGCACAGAAACTTAAAGGTTTTCAAAGTAACTTACAACAAGGATTTATTGCACAAGAAGTTCAGGATGCAGTTTATCAAGAAACAGGAAGTAACAATGCTTTTGGTGGGCTAACTTTAGGAGATGTAAGTGATTTTGAAAAGACTACAACTTCTGATGCTGATGATTTTGGAAGAGTAGATTACACACAATTTATTGCACCATTAGTAAAAGCAGTCCAACAATTGTCTGCTAAGATAGAAGTACTTGAGGCTAGAGTGGACGAATTAGAAGGTGTATAATGACTGTTACTTATGACACATTAAATATTCCAGATCCTGAAACCAATGAAGAATTATTGGACAGATTATTAACAGAAATAAAAGAATTAGAAATGAAATATTATAACTATGAAAATCGCGATGATAAAGAGGATGATATTCTTTTATCAATTGAAAATGAAATAACTCTTAAAAAAAGTGAATATTCAGATGCTGGAGGAACTTTCGATTGAAGTTTAATTTGGGGGGAAAAGAATATATAGAATTTAAAACAGATCTAAAAGGTCTAGACGAATTTGCACCTGTTAAACCATCTAAGTTTTTTTTACCACAGTGGTTTAAAGATATGGATGAATATATTACTCAAGACGCTGTACACGAAAAAGGTAAAAAATTTTACTTTGGTAGAAGTAAAGAAACTGCTATTAAAACTGCTGGTGGAACAGTGAAACGATGTCCAGCAATTGTAGATCTTCTTACCGAAGGGTTCATAATACCTATGTGGGCAGATTTTTTAGTTCAAAGAGATATGGAAACATTAGAATGGGACAACAAAGGTATGTTGCAATACGGAATTGAATTTCATGGGAAACAGCAAATAACAGGTTGGAAATTAAAAAAAACTGATTTTCCTGAAGGAGTAAAGTTTATAAATCCGTGGAGAATTTACACACCTAAAGGTTATTCAGTAATGTTTATGCAACCAACTTATCAATTTGAAAACAGATTTACTGTATTACCAGGTATTGTAGAAACAGATTCTTATCATCATATAAACTTTCCAACAATATGGCACACAACAAAAGATGCAGTAATAGATCGAGGAACACCTTTTATTCAAGTAATTCCATTTAAACGAGACGAATTTGATCTAGATGTAGGACAAATGACAGATAAACAAATACAAGATGATTTATTAGAAAAAAATGAATTAAATACAAAATTTAAAAATGCTTATAGGTCAATTACGCAAAGATTTAAAAATGAAAGGTAATATTTAGTTATGCCTTATACATATGAATACTTATCAAATGAAGATCAAATATCCTTTGTTCAAGCAAGAATTAAAAGTGAAGAAGAAAGAATATTTGAAATGGAGCTATCAAATACAGATGGCGAACATGACGATGAAATAGCAGAGGTCACATCAAGAATTACTGATCTAAAAGCTAAACTTTCTGAACTAGAGGGTTAATCAATTACCTTAAATCTATAATTGAATAAGTAATATAAAAGTATCTAAAAGGTATTTATGGCAGAATCTTACGAGTTCAATGTGTTTAATGACAGAATGAAACGCCAATATTTATTAGACCAAATCTTACAAGGTGAAGTCGCTATATTTGGTGTTTTACTTAAACCTATGGCAGAAAATCATCCAGATTATGCTGAATGGAAGCATAGCTTAGAAGAAATGAAAAAAGAAATTGCAAATATGAAAGAAGTTTATGAAAAATTAGGTGGCACTTATGAAATACAGGAGATAAGAAATGTCACTGACAAGTCATAGTAGAGATACTCTTGAAATAAACAATTTATCTACTCAAGATGATTTTTTTGATACTTCATCTGAGGGCGAAGGATATACACTATCAAATGCTACTGTACAAATAGTTTCACTAAATAACAATTTATATTTAGATGGTAAAACTATAGTTTCTGATGGCAATTTATCTATTGCAACTTCTGAAACAGATACTTATATTGTTTTAGGTACAGCAAGTACTAAAGCTCTTAAAATAGATAGTTCCCAAAGAATAGATATTTTATCAGGGAAACTTCGCATAAATGGATCAGATGGTAATCCTGGTCAAGTTTTGACTACAGATGGATTTGGTAATATATCATGGTCGTCAGTAGATAATACACAATATGCTTTTGCTGGTTTTGTCGTTGATGGTTCTACTACAATCACTGCTAGTTCAACTTCAGAAAATGTTGAATTTGAAGCTGGATCTGGAATTGCTATAAGCACGGATATTTCCTCGGATCCAAAAAAAATAACTATTAGCAATACTAATACTGCTGCGAATGCTTTTACTACATTTAATGTGACAGCAGGATCTGGTTCAGCAAGTGGATCAGATATAGAGGCAGACAGTAGCACTGATACTCTTACTTTTATAGCTGGATCTGGTATAACTCTTACATCAGATGCTAATAATGATCAAATCACAATTGCATCAACTGCCAGTGCTTCAGGAGAACAAGATCTATTCAAATTTATTACAGCCCCAAATCAAAGTACTATTTCTGCGACAAGCACCACTGATACTTTGAGTTTAGATACTTTTACACCAAGTATTACAAGAACTGAACGAGAGGCGAAAATAGAAATCGAAACAGATGTTTCAGCAAGATCTGTTACTTTGAAATCAAAGATACCGATAACTCACAGTCACAGTGGTAAAATGCCAATAGTGTTAAGTGGAGGATCGTCATCAGGTGTTCCTTTAAAAAATCACTTTATTCCTATGAGTGTAAGTGGTGTAACAGTAAATGGTGGTGGATCAGACTTTGGTGTTAGCACTAGAGCTGTAGAAGTGCTAGAAAGAGATGGAAGCACATTATCAAGGTTTATTATGCCACCAACAACAAGTGGTAGATCATTACTGTTAACTTCAACACTAAATGACGGAACTACAGAACAACAAGAAATTAATATGGGTGAATAAATGGCACAAAAATATCCAATAAGACTGAATTATGATGCTGAAAATAATCCAGAGGGTTTTGCTGAATTTCAGAGTGCTGATTACATAGGTTTATCAGATGGTGGTACAGGTGGATCTTATTCCTCTTTAGCAGATCTACGAACAGGTTTAGGTTTAGAAATTGGTTCAGATATACAAGCCTATGACGCAGATCTCAGCGCAATTGCAGCATTAACACATATAGATGGTGGTTTCATTGTTTCAAATGGAACTACATGGGTAGTTGAAAGTGGATCAACAGCTAGAGATAGTTTATCTTTAGGAACTGGTGATGATGTAACATTTGCTACTTTGACAACTACAGGATCGGTAACAATACAAGGTAATCTTGATGTTCAGGGTGAGTTCTTAAATACTACAGCAGAAATTGTCGTAGTAGATGACGCTTTTGTAAAACTAAATAATGGCAATGGTGAAGTTGACTCAGGTATTATTGTTGAAACTTCAGATACTGATGACGCAAGATTATTTTATGATGTTTCAAATAATCGTTGGGTACTTGGCGAAAATGGATCATACGATGAAATCCTAACACAAGACTCTACAGATACATTAACAAATAAATCTATTGACGGATCTACTAACACTCTTACTAATATTCCAAACTCTGCATTTAGTAATAGTTCTATAACAGTAACCGATGGGACGAACTCTACAGATATTGCTTTAGGTGGAACGATCACTTTCAGCGATGGTACAGGAATTACAGTTTCTGAAAGTTCAGGAACAATTACTGCAAGTGTAGATTTCACAGAATTTGATACAGACAATGTTACTGAAGGTTCTACAAATCTTTATTACACAGACGCAAGAGTTTCAACTTATCTAACAGGTGGAACAGGTATAACAGAATCCTCTGGAACAATAAGTATTGACTTTACAGAATTTGATACTGACAATGTTGTAGAAGGTAGTTCTAATCTTTACTATACAAATGCAAGAGCAGATGCTCGTATTGGTTTAGCTAGTATTGGAGATCTAGCAGATGTAACGCTGACATCTACTGCCACAGGTGACATACTTAGATACAATGGATCAGCTTTTATAAACGAACCACTTAACTTAGGTACTGACACTGAAGGTGATTATGTTGCAAGTCTTGTAGCTGGAACAGGTATAACCCTAACAAATAATAGTGGTGAAACATCAACTCCTACTGTTTCAGTAGATATGACTGCTTTTGATACTGATGATTTAACAGAAGGATCGACAAATCTTTACTATACAGACACAAGAGTAGGAAGTTATTTAACAACTAATAGTTATGCAACTGAGTCATATGTTGATAGTGCTGTAGCAACTGAAAACGAAATAAGCGAAATGAATGATGTCACATTGACATCTTTAGCTAGTGGTGAATTTTTACAATACAATGGTACAGCTTGGGTAAATGTAGTACCTGACACAGATGATATTACTGAGGGTACAAATCTTTTTTATACAAATGCAAGAGTTGATACAGAGATAGATAGTTATGTTACTGGTGGAACTGGTGTAACAGTTTCTTCTGGTCAGATAAGTATAGGTCAAGCTGTAGAAACAACTTCTAATGTACAGTTTGCAGACACTCAAATAGATGGTGACTTAACAACTGGTGGTCAAGTAGTCCACGGAACTAATACTATATCTATAAATCAAGACGCAGATGGTACTGATAATACTTTAAATGTAGAAATAGAATTTTTAAGAGGTAACTTACAACACAAACATTTCTTTTGGGATGAAACCAACGATAGATTTAGCATTAACAGTGATGATCTAGCAGTCGGAACTGTAATAGGTAACCTAACAGGTAATGTTACAGGTGATCTAACTGGAGATGTTACTGGTACAGTTTCTGACATATCAAATCATGATACTGATGATCTCAGTGAAGGACTTACAAATCTTTATTATACAGATGCTAGAGCTAGATCTTCAATTAGTTATACAGATGCAGGTGGTGACGGATCACTTAGTTACGACAGCAGTACTGGAACAATTACATACACTGGTCCTAGTGCAACTGAAGTAAGAGCGCATTTCAGTGCAGGTACAGGTGTATCTATTTCATCAGGCGAAATTTCAATTGGACAGTCTGTTGGGACTTCTGATGATGTAACATTTAATGATTTAATTCTTTCTGGAAATCTAACTGTCAGTGGTACTACTACAACCATTAACACTGAAACCTTAACTCTTGCTGACAATGTAATTATATTAAATTCAAATGCAACAGGATCTGCAAGTGAAAACGCAGGTATAGAAGTTGAAAGAGGCGATGACACTAATAAGACTTTGATCTGGAATGAGGGTACTGATAAATGGTCAGTAGGCTCAGAGACATTTGTAGCAGGGACATTCGAGGGTGCCTTGACTGGAAATGTCACAGGTACTGTCTCAGATATTTCTAATCACGACACAGATGATCTTACTGAAGGATCAACTAATTTATACTACACCGACACAAGAGTCGGAACTTACCTGACAACAAACAGCTATGCAACACAAACTTATGTTGATAATGCTGTAGCCAGTGAAAATGAATTAAGTGAGATGAATGATGTTACTTTAACATCTAGTACCACAGGAGATTTCTTACAATATAACGGATCTGCTTGGGTTAACATTGCGCCTGATACAGACGATATAGCTGAAGGAACAAATCTTTATTACACTACTGCAAGATTTGATACTGCTTTTTCAGGAAAGACTACAGATAATTTAACTGAGGGTTCGACCAATCTTTACTATACAGATGAAAGAGCGCAGGACGCATTAGGTACAGCTTTAACTATGGGAACACAAACTCTCATAACTGTTACCTATCAAGACAGTACTAATGATTTTGACTTTGTAGTTGATAACGATTTAGCTAATTACGACAACACAACATCAGCATTTACAACTCTTGCTGACTTTAGTGGTGGTACAAATATTAGCTTTAGCTCAGGAACAATAGCATTTGATAATTCAACTGATCTAGATATGGGTGGTAGAAAAGTCTTATTTGCTAACATCTATTCAGCAGAGGGTGATTTACCAAGTGCCTCAACTTATCATGGTATGTTTGCTCATGTTCATGGAACTGGTAGAGCTTACTACGCACATGCAGGAAATTGGGTTGAGTTAATTGGTGAAAATGAAATTGGATCTGGTTTAACATATTCATCTGGATCTTTAAGTGCAGACTTTACACCAACAAGCACAGATACTTTAACTAACAAAACAATAAACTTCGAGGACAATACACCAATTATAGAATTTGCAGTTACAGTATCTAATGCAAGTGGATCAAATAAGTTTTATCTTGATGGTGAATTAGCAGCAAGTATTCAATTAATACCTGGTGTTACATATAGATTTGATTTGTCTGATGGTTCAACATCTGGACATCCTTTTGCATTATCAACAACTCAAGACGGAACACATAATTCAGGATCTTCTTACACAACAGGTGTTACAACCAATGGATCACAAGGATCTGTTGGTGCTTATTTACAAATCGTTGTTGACGCTGCCACAGCAGATACTTTGTATTATTACTGTACAGCTCACTCTGGTATGGCTAATGATGCAGTAATATCTGTTCAAGGAACATCATTATCTGCTAGTGATACTGATGATTTAGCTGAAGGTAGTTCTAACCTTTATTACACAGATACAAGGGCTAGAAGTGCAATTTCAGTTACTGATGCTGGTGGAGATGGATCGCTAAGTTACGACAACACGACAGGAGTGTTTACTTACACAGGTCCATCAGCATCCGAAGTTAGATCACATTTTTCTGCTGGTACAGGAGTTACTTTAAGTTCTGGTGAAATAAGTATCGGTCAGGCAGTAGGTACAAGTTCTGATGTAACATTTAATGATGTCACTGTTTCAGGAGATCTTACAGTCTCAGGAACCACAACAACTGTAAATACTGAAACAATAGAATTAGCAGACAACATAATTGTATTTAACTCTAACGCTACAGGTTCAGCAACAGAAAATGCAGGAATTGAAATAGAGCGTGGAGATGACGCTAATAAAACTTTAATTTGGGACGAAACATCTGATAAATGGACTGTTGGATCCGAGACATTTGTAGCCTCTACCTTTGAAGGTAATTTAACAGGAACTGTTAGTGATATAAGTAATCATGATACTGACGACTTAACAGAGGGTTCTACTAATTTATACTATACAACAGCTAGAGCAAATACTGATTTTGATACTAAACTTGCAGCAGCAGATACAGATGATCTATCAGAGGGCGCTTCAAATCTTTACTACACAACAGCAAGATTTGATACAGCATTTAGTGGTAAAGGCGCTGCTGACTTATCTTACGATAACTCTGATGCTGATACCTTAACTGCAACAAATGTTAAAGGTGCATTAGATGAATTAGACTTAGCTAAAGTTGATAAATCTACTTTAGCATCTACATTAACTTTTTTTCCTACTGATACAGCAGATGGAAGTATTAGTGGTTACTACAGAATGGTTACTTCTATATCTGATACTGATTATGATACAACTGCTGTAAATGTATCAACAGGTAATATCACTGCTAATGACCAAGAAGTAGGTGCAGTAATAGCAGATGCAGACTTATTTACTGGCAATCCAGGTTATATCAATGTTCATGTTGTAGGTAGTATAAGAAACACATCTGGTGGTAGTGCAGGATTTTACTTTAAAGTTTTCCATAGAGACTCTAGTGGTACTGAGACACTTATGGGTACTTCTAGTTCTACATCTAATGTTACAAACACTACATATCAAGAGTTCTATGCAGATGCTTTACTTAATAACCCACAAGAATTTACTTCTACAGATAGAGTTGTATTCAAATGGTTTGCAACCAACCTATCTGGTTCTGCAACTTATGATTTCCGATATGGTGGAACAGGTCCTGTAAGAGGTAACTTCCCAGTACAGACTTCATTAATTATACACGACCAAGAAGCAGTAGATGTCCAAACCGATACATCAGCCTTTGCTGGAATATTAAGTACTTCTGAGACAACAGTTCAAGCAGCACTTGATGTTATAGATGATATCGATACAGACAATGTACCAGAAGGTAGCACTAACCTTTATTACACAACAAGCAGATTTGATACAGCATTTACAGGGAAATCAACTACAGATCTATCGGAAGGAACTAATCTTTATTACACACAAGCTAGATTTGATACTGCATTTGGTGGAAAAGATACAGATGATCTGTCTGAAGGTTCTACTAACTTATACTTCACTAATGCTAGAGCAGACGCAAGAATTACTGCTGCCAATGTAAATGACTTAAATGATATATTATTTGCTGATCCTACATCATCAGATGACGCAAAAGTCATTAGTTATAGTGATACATCAGGTGGTTTTGTATTGTCATCTCTTGCAGGATTGTCTGGATCTGGTGAAGTAAACACAGCTTCTAATTCAAATGTTGCAGGTATCGGTGTATTTAAACAAAAAACTGGTGAAGATCTTGAATTTAGAGGTATCAATGCTGGATCAACGAAAATTACAGTTACAAATGATACTTCTAACGATGAAATAGATATAGATCTAGGTACTGTATCAATTGATCACTTATCAGATGTAGATACTACTACTTCTGCACCTACAAGTGGTCAAGCACTTAAATGGTCAGGATCACAATGGGAACCTGGTGACGCAAGTTCTCAAGTATCACAATTAACAGATGTAACATTAACTTCTTTAGCAACTGATGATCTCCTTGTTTATAACGGAACTAACTGGGTTAACACAACACTTGATACTGATGATGTTGCTGAAGGATCGACAAACCTTTATTATACAGACGCAAGAGCGCAAGCCTCTATAACAGGTGGAACTGGAATATCTAATACTTCAGGAACAATAGCTATTGACTTTACTGAATTTGATACTGATAGTATTACAGAGGGATCAACCAATCTTTTTTATACAAATGCAAGAGTTCAATCATACTTATCAGGTGGTACAGGTGTAACACTTAGTGGATCTGGTGAGTTCAGTATTGGACAGGCTGTTGGTACTACTGACAATGTAACTTTTAATGATATGACTGTAAGTGGAAACTTAACTGTTTCTGGTACTACAACTACTGTCAACACAGAAACAATTAACCTAGCAGATAATACAATAACTCTTAATTCCAATGCTACTGGTTCAGCCAGTGAAGATGGTGGTATTGAAATTGAGAGAGGTGACGATACTAATAAGACACTTATTTGGAACGAAACTACTGATAAGTGGACAGTCGGATCTGAAACTTTCGTTGCAGGAACTTTTGAGGGTGAGGCAACAAATATACAAGCAACTGCAATTACAGATCTAACAGAGGATACTTCCCCTGCTGAAGGTGATTATTTAGTTACTTATGATGTAAGTGCTAGTTCTTTAAAGAAAGTTCAAAAATCAAACATTGCAGCAGCAGTCAGCTTTAGCGTAAATGATGAATTACCACTTACACTTGCTGACAGTACCTCGGATCCTATACAATTTACAAATGTTGGAACATCAGCTACTGATCTTGATCTTGTTTTAGCAGACGGTACTTCTGATCCTATCCAGATTGTAGGGACTTCAAACTCTGCAACAGTATTCAGAGATGGCGATACAGATACTTACATTAAAGTAGAAGATACTACTGATGATGACACAATTAAGATGGCTACTGCTGGAACTGAAAGACTTATTATTGAAAGCACAGGTGAAGTCAAAGCAAATGGTAAAGACTTAGCTGGTTATTCAAATGGTGTAGAATTTAGCGTTCAACAATTTAGATTAACTGCAAATCAAACTACTACTGGTGCTGGTACAGACATAACCTCAGGTTGGGAAGTTCCAGATAGCACATTACAAGCAAACTTTGGTAATAATGTATCAGAATCTTCTGGTATATTTACATTTAGTAAAACAGGTTTTTATAAAGTAGAAGCAGTAGTTAAAGGTCAAAATGGTACTGCTGGATCTGCACATCATATATTATACATTATAACTTCAGATGATAATTTCAGCACTCAAGCACCTGTAGCAAGAGCTATAACTCAAGAAGGTGGTAATGGAGACACTGCATATACAGCAGCAGTACTAGATATAACAGATTTAACAAATCATAAGGTCAAATTTCAATATTTCAATAACAGTGGCGAAATAGAAGGAGACACCAACCAAAATAGAACTTTTGTAACATTTACAAGACTAGGAGATACATAATGGAAGTATTTATATCATTTCTAGCAGGTTTATCAATAGGTTGGGCTAGCGTATGGTTTATTTTTTGTTTGAAAGAGCTAAAAGCCATAGATCATAAAAGTTTAGAATATAATAATGGTGGTGGGAAAACGCTTAGAGAAATCGTAAACTCTAAGTTTGATCCAGAAAATTATTTAGGAAAAGGTAAATAAATATGGCTGATAGACAACAACTTTTAAGAGTAAAAATGACAGGATCTGACTCTACAGGTCTAGCAGAATTTCAAGACGGACATGTAGATGGTGGTCCATTAATACCTGCTTATACAGAGGCAGAAAGAGATCTTATTACATCAGCAACTGAAGGTATGCTTATATACAATACTGATGATGATCGTTTAGAGCTAAGAACTTCAAGCTCATGGATACAATTAGATATTGGTGATGTTACAGGTGTTACCACAAGCACTACATCTGGTATTTCAGGTGGTGCAACTTCAGGTGCTGTAGACATTTCAATTGACGCAACAAGACTTACTGATGGTACAAGCATTGATATAGATGAAGATAACGATTTAGTTATGATCTATGACAATTCAGCTAGTGCAATGGTAAAAGTTAATCCAGTACAACTCTTCACTAATGAGGCGTTGGTATGGATGGGATTATAGGAGAATAAATGGCTATATATAACGCAGCAGAACTTGCAGAGGTAACTGCATTAGGAACATCTGAAACAGAAGTTTTCAGCAATTCTAATAAGTGCATTATCAAGCAAATTATGTTGGCTAACTATACAGCAACTGACAGAACAGTGGAGATCAAAGTTATTCCATCAGGAGATACTACTGGTGATCAACATATCATTTTTGGTGATGTTACTGTTCAAGCAAATACAACTACAGTTATTGACTTAGCTATGGTTATACCTGCTAGTGCTTCAGTAGCTGCATTATGTTCAGCAGCAAGCTCTGTGAATATACATGTATCTGGTGTAGAGGTTAGCTAATGCCTTACATAGAAATACCTGAACCAGTCTTTCTGGACAGGTTAGGTGGCGATGAAGTTTACGGTTACGGCCAAGACGGAGATGTAACTATAACAGCCGACACCACACTGTCTAGAGATATGTATTACAACGATCTTACAATTAATTCATCTTGTACATTAGATACAAATGGTTATCGTGTATTTGTTCGTGGTACTTTAACTTTTACAGACTCAACTTCAAGAATTGGTAGATTTACAAACAAAACAAATACAGGAACTCTTAAAGGTGGTTTTGCTAAAGGTACAGCAGCAACAGATACTTTAGGTGGTGCCTCAGGTGAACAATCAGGATCTCACCCCTCAGGTAATGAGTTTTTTGCTGGTGAAAATGAAATGTTCAACTTATCAGTAGCTATACAAGGTAGAAAATTTGATGTAGATAGTGGTGGGTATAAATTTATTAGTGGTGGATCTGGCGCAGGCGATGGATCTATTACAGCAAACGCACAATCAGGTGCTGATGGTGGCGACTCTAACTGGGGTGATTACCAAACAGTTGGTGCAGCAGGTGGTAAAGGTGGTTCAGGAAATGCTGCCTCAGCAGGCACAGGCGCAGTAGGTGGTGGAGTTGTAGTAGTGTGTGCAAAAACTATTTCAGGAGATGGAACAGTAAGAGCTGACGGCGATGACTCTACATCAGCTACACAAGGAACTGATGGATCTCCAGCACCAGACGCAAGTACACCAGGTAATAATTATTCATATCCTGGTAATAACTACTCTTATTCAGGAAACAATTATTCTTATGGATATAGCTACGGATATAGCTATCCTGGTAGCAACTACTCTTACTCAGGAAATAATTATTCTTATACAAGCAACTACTCTTATTCAGGATCTAATCCTCATACACATTATCACTGGCATCCAGTTGTTGTAAATAACTACTCAACAGGTACTTATCACTATCATTACAATCACTGGCATCCATATACTAACTATGGTTCAAATACAAACTATGGTTCTAACCCAACTAACTACGGATCTAATCCAACAAACTACGGTGCTAACTATGGTTCTAACTATGGTTCTAATCCAACTAACTACGGAACAAATCCAACTAACAATGACACAAATCCAACTGTCTACCATCCAGGTGGTGCAGGTGGATCTGGTGGGACAGCTACAGATGGCTACAATGCTGGAGGTGGAACTGTTATACTTGTTTCAGGAACTAAGCCATTACCATCAGGTTTGACTTTAGCAGCAGCAGCAGGAACAGGTGGAACAGGTACAGCAAGTGCAGGAACAGTGGTAACAGTTTATAACATAGGTGCAGATAATACAGATCCAGGGGCTTAATATGAGTGAACAATTTATAGGTAAAATACCGACAGACTACGAATCATTTGATGTTATACCAGACAGCATATATGGATCTGGTATGGACGGAAATATTACCATATCATCAAATACATCTTTAACAAGAGATATGTACTACAACAATTTAACAATAGATCCTGGTATTACTTTAGATACAGCAGGTTATAGAGTTTTTGTAAGAAATGTATTAGCTATGGCTACTACATCAGCAAATCAAGCAGATACTATTATCGGTCGTATTGGTGGCGTATCTACATCAGGAACATTAAGAGGTGGCGCTATTGAAAGCGTTACAGATTCTCTTGGTGGTAATGGTAATGGTTACACAGCTACTGTACCAACAGAGGGTGCTGAATACTTTAATCATCCTGACATTGCTATATCAGGTGTCATTGTTCATGCAGGATCAACTACCCCTTCAGCTTTACAAGGTGGCGCAGGTGACAGCGTTAATCATGGTGGTGGTGTGGTAGTAGTTTGTGCTAGAAGGTTACAAGGATATGGAACTATAGAGGCTAGTGGTGAATCTACTACAGGTGGTGGAGTTATTTTTATTGTTTCTCAAGACTTACCACTAACAGGTATAGCTACAGATGTAACAGGATACGCAGACGGTACTGTAAAGACATTTAAGGTTTAACATGGCTACTGTAAGAATCTACTACAGTAGAGAAGATCAAGATTACGATAACTGGAACTTATTTTATTTTCCTGGTACTTTCAAAGATGACACACACGAGAACTTGTTACCTGATGACACTATAGATTTTATATTTCCTTATGGACCAAGAAAAAAACTAGATTTTACCTCTGAAGGTAACTTTGGCTATGTTGATGTAGAACTAAACACAGCTAAACAATTCTCTTTTTATATAAGACGAAAAGACTTTATATTTGATTACAACGATGAGTATTGTGAACCTCTTAAAATGGAAAACAGCCCATTATGTGAATACTGTTATGAAGTTGGTTATGTGTGGGACATAAATACAAATGTTGCACCATATACAGAGTTTTATGTAAAAAATGATAGTCCTTATGTATTTACTGATAGTAATTGGAATATGTTGTGTCCTATGGATATAACTATGACAGGTGCAACAGTATTTGATAAAGACGAGGATCCATTAGCAGTTGATGACGGTGATGACGGAACTGATCAAGGATCATTTGAAAAATTTAAAATATTTTATAGTAAAGGCGAAGCATTGCTATTGGATATTCCAGCAGAGGCTGAATTTCCTATGGCAGGTGAGTTCGCTGAAAGAGATATTCGAGAGTATCTCGTGCTATACTTACTAGGTAAATCTTACACTATAGGAGAAGATATGGATATAAACATAAGTGCTGAGGCATTAGCTTCTGAAAAGGCTGACGCTTTACAAATGTGCGAAAAGGCAATTGCAAACTGTCTTTTTAAATTAGGTGAAGATATCGATGCTTTTGATGAAGTTGCATTTTTAGCTGATGTAGATGGTTACAAAGAGGGATTTTCTCTTTCTTTTGGACCAACAATCGACTATCTAGAAGAACAGCTCAATATTCAAGCAACACTCACAGCTTAATAATATTAAGGGAGGTGCAGTGAGATATATATTCTACATACCTAAAGGTGAATCTGTTTCAGATTACAAAGATCAATGGGAACATAAAACCAATGAGGTTCATTGTGGTATGTCTAAAAGTTTAGAAGGATTAGTTACAGATCCTGATAAAGCACAATTTGTAGAAATACCTGAATATCAATTTGCAAGAGTTCAAAAAAATGTAGCTAGTAAAGATTACATTTCATACAATTATGTAGATGACTTCGTTGATCAAAATGATCTTCCACAATACATTATGGAAGTTTGGAAAAAGAACTTAGATAATCCTAGTGATCCTGAAATAAAAATAGATCAACACTTTATGCAATATGAAAAAATATACCGTTGGTTTTACACAGATCACATCAAGCTAAATGCAGGTTGGTATAATTTAGTTTTTAAAAAAGATGACGAGGAAGTAGAAGTTAAAGAAATTACGGCTTATGACGCTTATGAAGAAGAGTAATCTTTGGATAGATGGCAATCCTAAAGAAGTTGTTAAAGGTGTTTATGCTTGGGAAAATTGTTTAACAGTTCCTGAGGGTATTATCGAATCAATGAATCAAGATGTAGATAATTGGTCTAAAGCTGTTACTACTGATGATGTAAAGAAAAATGATAGCAAGAAAACTGTTTACAATGATAATGGACCTATACGATTTAATCCTGAATTAGAATTTACAAAACCTGAACATTATACATTTTTAAGGCAAGTACAAACTAATGCTTTAAATAAAATATCTCAGTATTTTGAATTATTTCCAGATCTAGAACGAGAAGTCAATTGGATGGAAAATTGGCAATACATTACATATAGACCACCAAAACACATGACATTTCATAGTGATAATCACTCAGTAAGAAATCCTAAAAATAATAAGTTTTATATGGCACCTTATTTAAGAAGATGTACTGTACTTACATACCTTAATGATGATTTTGATGGTGGTGCTTTAGTATTTAAGTATTTTCCTGAAGCAATGCCATATAAACCACCAGCAGGATCAGTTGTTATAATGCCAAGTAATTATATGTATTCACATGCAACTACACCATTATTAAATGGTAGAAAGGCAGCATTTTTAGTTCCCTGTAGCAGTAATTATGATATGGATAGTTATAATAGTGGTATGCCATTGGCAGAAGTAAAAGCAAGGGAGTTAAGATGAAAAGAGTTATGGGTTGCGTAGAAATATATGAGGACGCAATTACAGAAGATCAAGCCAAGCAAATAATTGCAGTTACTGAGGAAATAGATAAAGATACTGATATTGAAATAGGATATGAAGATGCCTCAGTAGGTAAAGGTCACAAAGGTGGCGATATTAGATCAAATAAATTATTTAACATTTCTCAATTAGCTTTTACTCCACAAGAAACAAGACTTTATCGTGAAGCTGTAAAATCTGGTAAGGATCAATACTTTTCCGACATCAGAAACATTAACGATCTAATTCATGGTATTTTAATGAAGTATGTTAATGAATATACAGAAAAGTACGAATTTCCTATTCAACATGATGAGGGATATACCTTATTAAGATATCAAGGTGGGCAAGAGTATAAGCCACATAGTGATTATGCACCACATATACCTCGCTATTTATCAGCTTTAATTTTATTAAACCCAAGTGAATACGAAGGTGGTGGAACATACTTCGTACATTTTGACGAAAATGTGAAACCAGAAAAACCTGCTCTAGTATTATTTCCTAGCAATTACGCATACACTCACAGAGCTATGCCTGTTGTGAATGGTACAAAGTATGCAATCGTAACATGGCTAGGTCATAGACTTGATCTTGATGGTATGCCTCATAACTACAGACCAGAGGGTGTCTAATGGACGCAGTTGTTATACCAGATTTATTTAAAGGTAATCAATTAGAGGAAATGAGATATTGGTTAGATAGTGAAACGCCTTATAACAACGATGACACATGGTTTAAGAAAAATACAGGACACATGGTCAAAATGTGTCCAGAGTTAAATACACTACACACTTATACAATAGACAAAGCAAGAGAAGTGTTTGATGTTCATGACTTGCTACCTACATTTGCGACACTTAACTGGTATGAGTTTGATCAACAACATCCTGTTCATAAAGACACTGATCCAGTTGAATACACTATTATGTACAATTATTTTTCTGAGAATACTTGGAAAATAGATATTGGTGGACATATTATTGAATTAGGAAACGAAGAATCAGTAGCATATCACGGATCTAAACAAAATCATAGTAGATTAAATAACCCAGGTGGTATAACTCTTGCACTATACTTGAACTATGCAACCCCTAGTAGTTACCATTTTATATTAGGTGAATACAGTACAGGTAATGCACAATTTCCATCAGGTAGGCATTTTAGTGAAATTGAGAAAGATTGGTTATGAACAAGACATTACTAAACAACACAACAGTTGATATAGATGAAAATGATAAATCTGAATATAAATTATTAAATGAAACTAGCACATTGGCACCAAGTTTAGAATTTTGGCTAGATCAAAACTTTGGCAGCATTAACAAAGCTCTCATAGTAGGTGCAGGTGTTGGTGTGGCCAGTAAAATACTAGAAGATGCAGATGTTGATCTAACAAATATAGAACCACAAAGTGATCGTTTTGCTAAATTAGAAACTAATTGTCCTAACTCTACAAATATTAATAAAGCATGCGATAGCACATCTGGATCTGGAACTATGTACTATTTTGATGATAACAAATCAGGTGCAAAGTTAGATCTGTTATTTGGTGATAACAGTGAGGCAGTAGATGTAATAACTGTAGATAGTTTGTCTTTGACTGATCTTGATCTTATTGTCATAGATGTCAATGGTAAAGAAATGGATGTTCTAAGTGGCTGTACAGATACTTTAACTAATAATCCTGACTGTAAAGTTATTATGTATTGGAATAATGATCTAAAAGCAAGTCCAAATACTGATTTTACTGCATTAAGAAATTGGGGTTTTACATCAATAAATATTATTCACTGGAATAGTTCTGATAATACTATTACATTGAAGTCACAATTTACAGGAGATAATCCTGAAGATGGTTTAAAAGTAGTTCAACAAGCACATTTATTATTGGAGTAATATGGCAAAACGATGGTGGGAAACAAAAAAATATTCAAGATTTCTAGAGGAAAAAGAACACAAAGTTGGTGATGATAAGATTTTATTTCTTACAGCAGATCCTGAATATGTAGATCTCGCACCACCTAAACCTGCAACTGAATTTATGCCAGCTTGGTATAAGCATTTGCAAAGAGAGTGGACAGAGATGAGGGCTGATGATGAAAGTTGGAATAGTGTACCATACAAAGATAACTCACTAAAAAAATGTCCAACGGTTAAAGATATTATGTTTAGTGGCTACATTATACCTTTGTGGTTAGATCTAAAGATAAGTCACTCAAAAGATACAGGGTTTAATTGGTATAACAAACACGCATATAACGATACGGTAACATATCATAATCCTGCTTCAATAGGAAATATGCCTATACCACCTGAAAGTTATCACACAGCTTTAAAATTTAGTAATCCGTGGGATATTATTACACCACCAGGTTGGTCAGTGTTGATTATGTCACCGTGGTATCACAGACATTGGGAAATAGAAATAATGCCTAGTATTGTCGAAACAGACTCATATCATCAAATGAACATACCTTTTTTATATCATGGCACAGGAGAAAGAACTTTTAGACAAGGCATGCCTTTAATTCAGGTTATCCCCTATCGTAGAGATGGTTGGGATCTTGAAGTTGGTGTGACAAGAGAAATGGATGAGCTTGATAAAAAGTATTATGCAAAGAGTAGATCAGCAGAGAGAACAAGACAAAATGGTTTTTATCGTTGGCTTACCCAACAGAATAAGAAAAGATGGAAGGATCAAGGAATATTATGAAATGTCCAGTACCAAAGAATTTTAGATTAACTGATATATGGTCGCAACCTATGAAAGATAATCTAAGAAATGCGCCAAGAGTTGCCTATACAATTCCTACTCGTAATTTAGCTTGGGGACAATTGGAAAACAATGAAAGTAGTTCGTTGCCACCTATTAATTATGAATTACCTAAAAAGTTTGTAAAAGCACCTAATGGTTGTGTATCTACACAGTTTATGCGTAGTAGATTATATGAAGTAAATTTTCCATATAGCTATGTAAAGATTAAATTACAAAAAAATAAATTTGCTGATGAAGTTGATCGCTTTGGTGGTTACAATGTGTCAGCTAATTACTATGGCAATGTTAAACATCATGGTCCTTTTACAGAATTAATTATGGAAGAAAAAGAGGGTTGGGCTAGACCTGGTATTCCTACAATGCAAATTTCTATGCCTGTTATGTTATTTACTGATGATCCTGATGTTTGGATGGATGTATTACCCTCTGATCGTAATGTTGGTAAAAACTTACCAATTACAACAATACCTGGTTTTATGCCAATACACGCATGGTCTCGTGGTTTATCATGGGCATTTGAGTGGGTTGATTTAGAACAAGAGGAATTACTATTAAATCACGATACAGTAATGTTTAATCTTTTATTTTCTAAACCAGTCAAGTTAGAGTATGTGCCGTGGAACGAAACTTTTAGTAAGCAATGGAACTTAATTAGTCAATCATCTGTAAATAGACGAAACACTAATGAATTGTATACAGAGGCTTTAGCTAGACGACCAAAGAAACTAATGCCTAGAAAACAGAGAATATGGAAAGACAAGAGAAAGTAATAGAAAATATATTTGAAGATCAAGTATTTGATCGTATTGTAAATATATGTAAAAGAAGTTATAAAAGATTTCCCTATTCTGAAGATTTTGGTAGATACTTTGTAAATAATCACGAATGGAAAGCAATAGAGCCTTTTTATGCCAGATCCGTGGAATTAGCGAGGAATATATTTGAATCAGATACTTTGCTGCCTAGCTATGCCTTATTTGCACATTATGAGGGCGAGAAAGCAAGTTTAGAAAAGCATATAGATAATAATGCTTGTACATACACTTTAGATATTTGTCTATATCAAGAAACAGCGTGGGATTTATTTATAGAGGGCAGAGCTTACACATTACAACCTAATCAAGCTCTTGCATTTTATGGTGAGGAACAAGAACATTGGCGTGAAGATTTCCCAGATCCTGAAAATAACAAAGTAGGTATGTTGTTTCTTCACTATGTTGAACCAGATCATTGGTTTTATAAGGATAAAAATGTTTAAGAAAAAAGAAAATAATATAACTTTTGCAACTATGGTTCCGTCCTTATTGGAGGTAGCACCACCTGTTCCAGCAGGTCAAATGATCCCTGAGTGGTTTAAAAAGTTACCACTTGATCTACCTCGTATGAACGATAAGCCATTTCCTAAGTTAGGACCAATACTTAAAGATCTAAACTCGCATACTGTTAAGAAATGTCCTGCTGTTGTAGATTATTTTACTGAGGGATACATTATTCCTTTATGGACAGATATATTAGTTCAAAGACATGGTGATCAATTTCACTTTGAAACTAACCATCCTGATGATACTTTTGCAACTGTTATAGAGTTTCATAACAATGAACAACTTAGTACATATCCTTTTGAAAGAAATGATTTTAGAAATGCTGTTAAGTTTACAAGTCCTTGGTTCTTTTGGACACCACCAGGTTGGTCAACATTGTTCTTGCAACCACAAATGCACCCTAATAGAGATTTTACTTTGATACCTGGTATTGTTGAGACAGATTCATTTCATCAAGTAAACTTTCCTAGCATTTGGCATAGTGAGGGTGATAGGTTGTTAAAAAGAGGTAGTCCATTTTTACATGTCATACCATTTAAAAGAGAGAAAACAAATATGGTTGCTAAAGAGTTTGATGATTTTGAAAATGACGCAATGCGTGATGAAAGTTTTAAACTTCGATCAAAGATGACAGGTGGCTACAGAGAAATTACTAGAAGGTACAAATGAAGATCCAATTTGCACCACGCAGAGAGGACTATGTACCTATAGGTAAAACATTACCTCAACCTGCAAAAAATTTTATACCTGATTGGTTTAAAGATATGCCAGTTCATAAAGCAATAGATGATCCTAAAACAGCTTTATTACATCAATTAGATATGTCAACAATAAAGAAGTGTCCTAGTTTCAGAGATATATGGAAATATGGAATTGTTATTCCTGCACCATGCGATATATATATAAATGCAACACACGATGAATGGATGTGGCGAACACCTACAAATATAATAGAACTTGAATATCATGCAGATTATCAATTTAAAGATCATTATCCTAACAAAAATATAAAAGGTGTTTTTAAAATTAAGCACCCATTAGCTGTAATTACACCAAAAGGTTATAGCGTAATGCAAATACCACTTTTATATCACAATAATCCTGACTGGTACTTTCCGTGGGGATTATTAGATAGTGATGAATACCATGATTTGAATCCACAATTAATTGTTACATCTAAAGATAGAGAAATACTGATTAAGCAAGGCGAACCATTGTTCTACTTGTACCCATTTAAAAGAGAAAACTGGCAAATTGAAATGCTAGAATACAAAGATATTCAACAAAAATTAAAGGAAACTCGTTGGAAGTTAGGAACTATGTTTCAAGGCAGATATATTAAAAATATAAGGAAGAATATATGAAAGTTTATATAGATCAAGATCTTTGTACAGGTGACGGACTTTGTGCTGAAATAGCACCTGATGTTTTTATTATGCAAAATGATGGTTTAGCTTATGTACAAGAAACAGTAGGTAATTTTGGCGAATTAAAGATATTTAGTGCAATACATAATAATTCACAGGGTGCTGAAGGTTTAGCAAGAATACCTACAGGTCAAGAAGATATAGTGCGTGAGGCAGCTGAAGAATGCCCAGGTGAGTGTATTTATATAGTAGAATAGATTATGGTAAATTTATACGATCTAGAATGGCAACTTATTAAAAAAAGTAACATTACTAATCGTTCACCAAAGTCAAATATTGATATAAAACAGCATATTGATGATCTAGATCAGTGTGACTGTGGCTGTAAAAAATAGTTCATAAAGTCGAAATCTCAAATATTATTGTATATAATTATGTAGTAATTAATTAATTATTAAGAAAGGATTGTGATGGCAGATCAACAACAATTAAGTCCAGAGCAAGTTGCAGATATAGCTAATAAGCTACAAGCTGAGAACAGAACTCTTAGACAAATGTTAGCTGATACAGCAGAAAAAATTGCGAATCTTGAGTTAAAGAACTCTGAAATGAAAGTTCAAAACACAAATTTACAACAAGTTCTTGCACAAGTATCAGGTAAAAATACACCAAAAGCTGAAGAAGAATAATGAGTTCTTTAAAGGAGTTTTCAGATAATTATAATTCTAGGACTGGACCAATTCCGTGGCGTGATCAATCCGATTCAAACAGGGCTGCGTGGATCGAAGCATTAGAGGGTGTTAAAAATGGCACTGTTACCTTTAGAGGTGCTGCTATTTGGTTAGTAGAAGATCAAGGCTGTCCTTTAGCCGTAGATTATATAAGAACCCAACTAAGAAATACAATGGAACGCTATGTCAAGTCTTGAAGAGTACGCAAAAAATAGAAGTGATCTTTCTAATGCAAAAAGAAAGAACAACGAAAATCTAAAAGGTTATGATCCTGGTTACAAATTAAAAGGTAACGAGGGTGAAATAACTTCTAAACCACAAAAAGATGGAAACATCACTGACTTTACGCATATATTAAAGGAACTAGAACTAGATCCTAAATTATATGATGTTGTAGAGCCTGTAGAGGTTAGAAGTTGGGATAGTATGGTCGATGGTGGGACACGACTTTTTTATTACAAAGCAAAGATAGTATCTAAGAAACCTAGAAATCCAAATGATCCAGACTATGACAAATTATTAGCTGAAGTCAAAAAGGTTAAAAAACCTAAATTACCTAAGGTTGATAAAGACGATAGTGCTGTCATTTGTTTTTCTGATTGGCAATTAGGTAAACCTGATGGAGATGGAACTACAGCAATAGTAGATCGTTTAAATCAAATGATTCCTGATTTTACTGATTATGTCTTAAAGATGAGAAAAAGTGGAAAGAAGTTAAAGCATTTACACATATTATCTTTAGGGGATATTATCGAAAATTGTACTGGCCATTACGACACGCAAATTTATGGAGTACAGCTCAATCTTCGTGATCAAGTTAAGGTAGCTCGTAGAATAATTGTAAAAGCAATTACAGAATGGGCTCCATTATTCGACACTGTAACAGTTTCGGCAATTCACGGAAATCATGGTGAAAATCGTAATAACGGAAAAACTTTTACGGATTTTGCTGATAATCACGATGTAGCGATATATGAACAAGTGCAAGAAATATTATCTCAAAATAAAAAAGCGTTTGGTCATGTTAAGTTTTTAATTCCTGAAAGCGAATTATCAGCTACAGTTGAGATTTCTGGAAAACTGGTTGGTCTAGTTCATGGTCATCAGTTTAGATCTGGAGTATCTGTGAAAACAGGTAGATTTGCTTTTGATAAAGGTATTAAATGGTTTGCAGGACAATGTATGGGGCGTGAGCCGATAGGTGACAGCGATCTCATAGTTTCTGGTCATTTTCATCATTATTTTTGTATATCTAATCGTGGAAGATGGTTTATGCAATGTCCGTCAGTCGATGGTGGATCCGAGTGGTACAAAGATATTTCAGGCGATTGGTCGCCACCTGCTCAAGTAGGTTTTACTGTAAGTAGTGAAAATAAAATGTACTTTTGGGATAATTTAAAATTTTTCCCATATAACTGTTAAATACCTAAAACCCATATCTAGTAAATTAAACTAGCTATGTATGTTTTTAGAAGTATTAAGAATCAGCTCACAACCAGACTCAACAAGTGGTATCTTATTTGATATTACAGATGATAAAAGAAAATTTCTTTGTTATACCGTTGAAGATGAATATAGATCAAAAAAAGTAAAACACGAAACAAGAATACCTGCTGGAACATATAAGTTAACTTTAAGAACTGAAGGTGGTTTTCATTCGAGGTATCTTAAGAAGTATGGACCTGAGTTTCACAAAGGTATGATTTATGTAAATAATGTACCTAATTTCGAGTGGATTCTTTGGCATACTGGGAACAATGATGAGTCGACCTCTGGTTGTCTCATTATTGGCCAAAATCAAGAAAGTAATCTTGTTAAAAAAGATGGCTGGGTTGGATCAAGCGTTTCTGCGTACAAATTTCTTTATCCTAAAGTGAGAGACGCAATATTGTCAGGTGAAGATGTTTATGTAAAATATGTAGATTTTGACGATACTGGTGATAACGAATATATTGCTGTATCAGGAAAAGAACCTATATATTCAGAAAGTCCTACAGATTCAAAAGTTTCCGATATCGGAAAAAAAGAAACAGAAATATATGATTTTTCAAAAGATTTTCCTAAATGGCCTAACATACACTTCAAGGTACAAGTGCCTATGATAAAATCAGAAGATCTTAAAGCATGGCAAAAAGCTGTAGGTTTAAGTCCTGATGGTTGGTATGGAAATGGATCAAGGAAAAAAGTACTCGAACTTCAAAAGGAGTTTGGGCTAAAAGAAGATGGTGTTCTAGGTAAAAAAACCTGGGACATTTCTTTTGCAAAACAGTAGGAGATAAATATGAAATGGGAACTCACTGATGCTTTTAAAGTGTCATTAGTTAGAGCAGTCAGAACTGGCTTGCAAGCTGGTGTTGGAGTGATAGTCGCTGCACAATCAGGTTGGCTAGAAATGTCTATTTTAGAGGGTGCCGTAGTAGCTGCTGGTGCAGCATTTTTCTCAGCATTGCAAAATGTAATAGAGGAAGCACCTTTTAAATTTATGTCGAACTTTCCAAAAGGTTAAGATTTGATCCTGAAAGGGATCAGGTGCGCAAAGACTTTGGGGGCGTTAGCCCCCTTTGTCAATTGAGAGATGTATGTATTATTATAAAATTGAATTATTACGAGTAGTAGATGGAGACACAATAGATGTCAGAATTGATTTGGGTTTTAATGTGTGGCATAAATGCCGTGTACGACTTATGGGCATTAACGCTCCAGAGTCTAGAACAAGAGATCTTGAAGAGAAAAAACGAGGGTTGGCTGCAAAAGATTGGCTAATTAAAACATTAGAAAATGCACAAGCAGATCTAGAAATGAAATCACACGGATCTGGTAAATATGGTCGTGTATTAGGTGAGATTTTTATTAATGATGTAAGTATCAACGATTTAATGGTTGATGAGGGACATGCCGTAAAATATGATGGTGGGAAGAGGTAGGAAGTGATGAGAAAGTGCTTCGTAAATTTAATACCTTAGCTCGTTTATTAATCGTTGGCTTACTTATTTATCCTTTACCTATTGCTATGGCTGACCATGTTCCTACACAAGCACCTTATGGTACAAATGCTAGTGATGATGCTAACGCAGGGACTTTTACTATTGGTATA